TTGTGGTTTGTTATTTCTTCATAACTTCGCAACATGGCACTATTCCCTGACATCCACATTCACGTACACAGCGCTGACGGGAAAGAGATTTTACATGAGATTCACCAACTAAAAAACCTTATCATGGCAACAAAAGAACAATTCCAGCAAGCCCTCGCCGACGTAACCTCGGCCCTTGACAACATCGCCGCAGACATTCACCCGCCTGACTGACCAGCTCCAGAACGGCGGACTTACGCCGGCGGAAGAAACAGAAATATTCGACCAGCTCCGTGCGGTAGCTGATCGCGCCAAGCAAATTGCGGACGTGACTCCGGAGCCGGAAACGCCTCCAACGACCTAATTATTGCATTTGGCAAACTTTTTGTGTAGATTTACACTGTCTGGTCAAAGTCGCCGGGAATTCCTACCAGAGATACCCCTGGCGCAAATCTTTTGAAAGACCCTGTTTGCGCAGGGTCTTTTTATTGCCCGATAAGGCCAGTCTAGTTTAGGATACAATGATTTGTGGTCAGTTGTTCGCAGGTGACCCGGAATGGTTCGGTTTGATAAATCGGCCCCTGATTCCATGGCCAAGGCTGAAATATCGGCGCTGGCTGAGTTATAAAATATTGCGGTTCTGTGGGCGTTAAAAGCACCACCGCGTCTTCGGCTGACAGGAGTCTTTTATCCAAAAGGTCCTGCACGATTTCGGCTTTTGTTTTCATGGTTTCTTGATTATTTCGAGTTCAAAAACGTCTGGCATATTCGCCGCCATCCAGGCTAGCTTTACGGTCGATTCCAGGCCCTCAGGATGATCCGAATTTGTAAACCGGGAGCAAGCCAAGAGACACCCCTTGCTGTCGGCAGGCTCGTTCCCTCGATGAATAAGGATGTTGTTTCTCCCCTCCACGTGATCGAATCGGAAGTAGGTATATGGCCGGTCGGCTTTTGGCGGATTCTTTCGGACGACATAAATCCCTTCCGGGATACACGAAACATTATGCTCGTTGTTGAGCCAAGGCCTTTCCAGGATCTTCGCTATCACCTGGTCGCCATCGTAAAGGCTCGAGAGCGTTCGGTCCTGTAGGTACACACGCTCCATTCTGTATCTTTTCATACTTCCATTATTGTTGCGAGTACAAACCCCTCACCGTCTTCATAGAACGGCTCCAGGGCTATTTTAATATCGAACTCTGTTTTGTCTTTTCGCATACCACGTAACGGCATTCCTTCCTTGCCCATGTTGCGGTATTTGGGGAACTTTGCGTAGTTGGCCAGGTTCGCGCCGTGACGAATTCGGTATTCTTCGGGCATCAGGTCCTCCACTTCTTTACCCTCCAGCTCGTTGTAGATGTAGCCGAAAATATCGTTCACTCGCTTGGAAGCGAAGATAATGAGCCCGGACTTCATATGAGTGACGATACACGGGGCCTGCTCCCGAATCTTCGTGAGGATTACGTTCGCCTCGCCGCTGGCAAGCTTGAACTTCAGGTCCGCTAGTGTCTGTTTTAAATCATCCATTTGTCTTGAAGGCATAGCCTATTACCGCGCTTAGCACTAAAATCATGAACCCAAAAAACACATAAACCTTAACCTCCATTGCTGCCATTTTAGCCTTTAAATCAGAAACCTCTTTGTTAGCCGCCAGGTCGATACGTACCTGAATGATGTCCTGCTGAATCTTGTCAGTCCTGTTTTCCAATAACTCCAGGGTCTTTATGATTGCTTTCTGATCCATGCTGTTTATAGTCAAAGTCGCGCAAATGATCCCTGTGTGCCTGTAGGACATCCTCCAGTTTATTTTTCAACATCTCCATCTCCAAGAGTACTATTCCTTCTAACTCCTCTATAACTGGTTGCGTGCGCCAATCCTGACTGCTGAATAGGATTCTCAAATGCGCGATGCAGCGTTTCAAGCCCCGGCACATTAAGTCCGTCAATCCAACCCCTGTTGCTTCCGCTGGTATCTTCCCGGTATGGTTTAGGAGATAGATCAGGGTTTGCCAGTCGGAGCGTTGGGTTTCCTCGATCCGCTCGATATGCTCTACTTTCCTTCGAATAACGTGGCGGAGGCTCAATATGAAAACCGGCAGCCATAGAAATGAAGCCAAAACAAAACCTGTCAACAAGAATATCCAAGCGTTCACGTAGTTTCATGTCTTAAAAATTTTATCCCTGCCGTATAGAGCCCGATGATAAGAAAATATAAGATGGCCTTTACTGACATCGTTGTGAATGTAGGCAGCAAAAAGTCCTCTCCGTATCGGGTGAAAAAATTGGCCACCCAAACTATGTCTAAGCACACCAAAAATAAAAACACTTTGGAGTACTTCTCTTCTGCAAAAAACGCGGTGTCCAACAACGAAAAAAAGCAATGCAAATACAAGCATGCCATGTGCATGAAGCTGGCTATTGAAAGAGCCTGATCGCTGAATGGAAATGGCATGAAATATATGTAATCCATATCTCTTACACTATAATAAAAATAGTGGATCTGGACCTGTCCAAATAGAAATGTAAAGCGTAAAGCGTTTATCATTTTGGCTTCGGTGGCGGCGGCGGATTGGGCGGGTTTTCTCCTCCATCGAGCGTTGTAACATCCGGCTCTTTAGGCTTCGGTGTTTTTGTTTTCTTCTTTGCCATTATTTTGATGTTTAGTTGTGTATCTCAGTCCGACACATGCGATAAATATACCGGATAATGTCGGAATTATAATATGCCATTCTGGAACAGGGAATGCCATCCATAAAAGAAATCCAATAATGAGCCCAACGCCAAAAAATATAGCGAAAAATAATTGAGCTGTCCGTTGAAAATCATCTTGCGTTGGGATCATGTCGCCATTAGTAATTCCGTGCCAAACCTTGTGTCTAAGCGTGGGGAATTTAAACATTGCCTTTACGAACGCAAGAAGCATAAAGACCATGATCAACACGAACACCCAAAGTAAAGTTAAGGCCACGGATTTTAATTCCATTATGGTTGCTTCGTTTCGGTTATCTCCATCACATTTTAGATAATAAAAATCTTGCCACCCTAAACCCACGGACATCACAGGCGTCCACACTGTCATGTAAGGCATCCGTGTCATTTATCAAATCGTCGCTGTTACTTACTGAAATGCTGGCATATTTAACACCAGGGTAACTTGGGTTCTGGGCAGCGAAATATGTGGGCATAGAATCCTGATCAGCACGTACTGACGCAGCGAATGGTCTAGCTGGCGAATAACGATTAAGAATTCTGTGTATAAGAATATGCATACCCGACGTGTTGTAACCTGCCGTGTTTATGTCGTCTATTATTTTTTTAATAATAGCAGTTGCATTTACATCCCACTGAGGATCTGCTCCAGCGTCACCATCGGCATCCGATTGCCCCTGATAAATATCTAAAAGTTTTATACGTATATTTTTACCCTCAGCAGCCAGTAATGTTAATGTCGGCAAAAAGTAATTAGCTATAGCCTCTGTAGTGTGTGACGGAGATGCAGAAAGGTTCCAAGAATTTGATCCATTAATGAAGAAAGATCCTCCGATTGCATATTTAGACAATGTGAATCTTTGCCCTGAATGATAAGTTGAAAATTCCTTGCACAAACGACCCTCTATCGAATAATTGTTAACGTTTTCGTGGTTGTTGTTAACGCCTAGCTGAAGCTGTTGTAGCGACAATGTGGTTAGCGAAGGGTTCCAACCCACACGACCGTCCAGCGCGCCGGTTATATCCGGTAACGCATTAGCGATAGCATTGTGACCGGCCTCTAATGATTGTCCTATCATCATTGACACAATAGCGTCATTACTCTGCGATGATCCAGTGGGCACACCATAAGTTGCAGAGGCAGTCAGTACGCCAAGCTCCATTAACATGGTTTCCAGGTCAACGAAGAAAGCAGAGTTATTTACCACAGAACGCTTCATCACCCCATAGCATAGTACATCGCATCCGAATTCACTATCTATTGTTCCGTTATTATTGCGAGCACCAAAAGTTAATTCCCTATCTGTTGCCCCGCCCGATGCAACTGATACCTCAGATACCCTCTGACCATTATAGCCATACCTTACTGCCGTGCCAGCCCTAGTAAGAATATGCATTGAATTTGTATTCAATTCAGTCCAGTATGTACTTGTTTGAGTTACAGACCCGCCGCTTTTGTAAAGTATTTGCGCGGTGTCTTGAGAAATAGAACTTTGTCTTGTGGACGTGCTACCCACGGCCCCAAATATTACACCGAAACTTCCAAGTAAAGTCGTTTTGCCCTTTATATAACAAAAGGTAAGATGATCCGTATCACTAGCGTTGCTAAAGTGCGTACTGGGAATGAACGAAGATTTAATGTGGTTGCCTAGATTGGCTGTCTGATTTCCATTGGTTGTAAAGCCTGATGCATTATCCCATGTTGGGTCTACTGCCGAAGAATCATGGCCTAGAACGGCATTCCTTGTATTTATCCAATCTTTTTTTGCATTATTAGCTGTCCCCACGCCAGCGCACAAAACGAACAAATCCATGCAATTCGTATAATGCCCACGGGCTACAGACTTATTAATAAATCTGTCAATGGCAATTTTTTGAGCCAATGTTAAATCATCGGTCATTTTTGCGAATACAGCAAGTGATTGTGCTGAAGGTAAAAATGGAGTTGTCCCGCCTCCAAAAAAATTATTAAAGAGACCCTTTTGCATGCCTCCGCCACAGGGATGATTTGGTCCACATCGTTTAGCCATCAGGTGAACAGATAATGCCCTCCGAGGGCGTTGGAACAATCTTTAAAGTAACCCACTCGATCAAAGTCGTATGCTGCCCAAGGGTGATTCATCGTCACGCCAGGAGTTTTGGCCCGGAATAAAGGTGAATTTGCATCCTTCGGATTGAAATCTGAACTGCTTACAAATGCATTGAAATTCGTGGTCAGATAATCGTTTAAAATCCATCCGGTGTTTGGTGTGTTGTTGAATCGAACGACATACTTAGTCACGTCAGGCTGAATGAATGCATTATCAGCGCTGATATAAGGATTCATGACCGTTTGAATAACTGGTGTTGCGGTGGCAGCCCATACTTCCTCTGAATTACCCTGAGCCAGCCATGTAGTGCAGTGGTGCAGTTTATATGAAAGTATTTTGTCGTAATCGTTCTCATCGATCCGAAGGAACCAGTTCACTGCGTTCGATGTGGGATTTATCAGGATGACATTGAAGAACTCACAATCTCCACCTCCTCGCCCAGTGTGCATGGCAATGCCGTTCTTGCAACTATTGATTTTTACATTGAAAACTGAGCATCCTTTATTCCCGCCATTCCAGCTTATGCCGTTTTTGTGGCTTGGATCACTTCGATATCCAGCATTGGTTATTTCCAAGTCATACATTTCACAATTGAAGCATGAGCCCCATTGCATCCCATCTGCACCAGTGTTAACTGTCTTGATTCTGAAGAAACGTGCATTTGTACATGGTGCATAGGCCCTGGTAGGGGATAGGGCGTCCGTAAATCGCATGATATAAATACCTTCATCGTTGGTATCCTCGATCAGGAAATCATGCATGTTGCACCCATCCAAAGAATAGGTGTCGTAGTTAATGTTCGGGGTGTTGGTTGTTTGCCAGGTAATACCAGCACTTGAAATGCCATGACCTTTCAAATGGAATCCTCCAAAAGTCAAATTCTTACTCGCGTCTGCGGCTAACTGATTCACATCCGTATCGGCCGCCTCCACATAAATGATTTGAGCGCGTGTGGTGGATCCATAAGTCTCCCCAGTTTTAGGGACCATTTCGAATAAAGCGCCGTCATTGTTCTCGTAAATGCCATCGAAAAGAAGGTTTTGGCAGTTTCTATTAACACGCATCCCATATGCGTTACCGGTCATATTCTTGAAATTGGGACCGAACCGGAAATGAACTGGGTGATATTTATCGGTCGACCGCCATTTTTCGAATGCAGGCAAGCCAGTAGTAGTTATTTCACCATCAATGTAAAATTTAGCCCCGTTCCTATTCGCGTAGTTGTCGTTTCTATACTGGACAAAGTTGGTGGCATCCCAATGGATAACGCCAGGATCATTCGGACCAAAGTCCGCCGGATAAATAGGAAAAGTCTTGGAAATGAAAGGGAAAACCAAGTCTGGACCCTTACTAACCACTCCACGGATATAAAATACTTGGGAATATTGGCCATCTACCGGAGTGTACGAAACTGTAGTTCCGGTTCCTGTTGAGATAGCCGCATGAGTCCGGTCATCGCAAATAGCCCAATCAACCGAGTATCCGGCAGGGATTGAAAGCGTACAAGACTCGTTTGTTCCAATCCTCCACACCTTTTTAAGCCCATTAACCGAAATCCTTTCATTCTGTCCGTTAGGGGTATTTACCTGAGCCGAAACGTTGACCATGATAGAGGCCTGTATATTGCCCGTATTCGACACTCCAGCGGGAAGGACCAATGTACCATAGATTGTGTAAAGACTCGCCACGGACGGATTGTATGCACCTTGGGCCCAATTAATGCTCATGTTCTGATTGCTCCCATCAGAAAGGGTCACATTCAGGAAGTCAGGCAGATCTAAGGAGGCAAAAGGAGTATTGAAGGCCACCGAAAGCGGTGTAGTAGACGCGATTGAAACTACATTCTTAGTTGTAGCATCAATCTCAGTTTTAACCGAAAATGTTATTTTCGATGGTTTCCGGCGATATGTGAATAAGTCGCTCATTCTACTGTGTAGATTTCAATTAAACTCTTATCAACCTGCTTCTGATCTACATCGAAATCGGAATCAGTTTTAGAGGTGGTAATCATGGCATTTACAGTCCCTTTCACCAATTTAGCGCTCAATGTGGTGCGAAACTCAAATTTTAATTGGTTTGTGGTCGCGCCCTGTTCTAGCTCATGATCAGTTCCGTAAGTGAATAACTGCAACCGAATATTGTTTTGTAAAATCTCAAGTGTCAATAGTGACAGAGATGACAAAGTCAATGGTGATCCGTCAGCGGCCAGAAGGTCGAAGAGGACTATCTTGTTTTCGCCTTTAATTATCGTCGCCATTAGTCAGTTCTTTATCAAAGTCTTTACCAGCAGTATGCATTCTGAGTCTTTTTACATGAGCAATGAGATCGCCAGCCAATCCTTGCTGGACAACTTCCATATCGCTCAATTTTAATTCTGTCACAGGTTTGCCAACCCGCTTCAGCATCGCAATTCTGTTGCCTTTGAATCTTGCTGCATTCGCGGCAATAACTTCATCAGCGATTTTGTCTGGTATTTCAATTTCTAATTTCATACTGCTGTTGTTGAGAGCACGCCTGCCGCACTATTTATTTTATAGTAACCACTTACAGAATCCTCGATGATATTGTCGCCAAAGGGCTTGAATACAATGTTTGAGCTTCCTAAAGTGGGCGAAGGTGTTATTTGTTTCCATGAGGTTCCTTTGAACCTAGTTCCTTGCTCCACATTGTAAACCGCACACTCCAAATCTCCACCTAAATTACTATCACCCCTGCGGGTTAATATCCATGGCGTTCCACCGCTTCCGACCTGAGTTAAGGTATAAACTCCCCATGTTAACTGGGAAGCCTCATTCATAACCAATATTGATTGGCCCTGGGTATTTAACGTTACCCCATCTTGCGAGGGGAATGCACCATTTCCTACTCGCGTCAAAGTTGTGTTAGAGCCTCCAACCGTATTTGCTGGCAATGCCGCATCAGTCCTAATTATTACTTTATCAGGTTTGAATTTTATTGAATCTCTATTCGTCGATATTAAACTAACTACTTCTGATGTTGTTGAGTAGCCTAAAATTGGGGCGCCAACCTCTATATCGAAATCAGTTACCCTTAAATAATTACTTTGGTTTTGAAATTCAACATATCCATTGTCAATATCGAAGTCAATAGCCATATTCCCATCTGAACTTACTGCATAGAATTGATCGGCCGTAAACTGCATTTGATCCGCGAAGGCATCAAGACCAAAAACACCGCTCGGAGCATTTCCGAAATTGAAAATCACATTCCCATTATCAACAAGTAGATCAAAGTCATTGACCAAATTGTCTATACTGGCAAGTTCTGTTATCCCTATTCCTGCCGCGTCATTTCCAGCCACTAAAACAGCATCAAGGTCACCAGCCCCAGCCAAAGCCAAAATATCCGAAATCAAATAACGTTTTGATGACAGCAATCCAGCATCAGGTGTCTGCGCCTCTATCCAAGAGGTTGCCTGGGCCGCGCCGATATCCAAATCCATTATCGTCTTTCCGCTCATGGCGTCAGTTCCTCACATTGGATAAAATTGAACGTAGCATCCACAGTATAGAGATTCCACGGAATGCGATGCTTTTCGTAAACCGTTTTTCCGAGTTCGGTCCGGTAAATGGTTTCGTGATCTGGATTGATTGATGGAGATCCGTCGACGAACACGTATTTGAAACCTACCAAATCCAGTTTGCTCGGAAACCCTGAAACAAATCCGAAAATGAAATTCTCCCCAAGTTCTACCTTATGAGCAACTACTATCCTGAGCCTAAGAACGCCCTCACGCGCCTCAATACGGCCAAAACTCCAATCTTCATTAGGGTTATAAGCAAGAGGCTCAACCCAACGCTGCCAAGTGATAACGTCGTAACGATCATCCAAAGCCACTTGCTTGCGTTCCTGATAACCATAAGCCGTCATCGGGATAGGTTGGTCAGACTGATTTGTCGAAGTCTTATGCGCCAGTTCACAAAATCCCCATAGCTTCATATCAAGCTGTGGATATTTCGTGGTGGTGTACGCGTCGATGGCTTCAATTATCTCGGTCATAGTGCTTTTACAAGTTGGTCAACCAGAACATCAGCTAAGACGTCCGTTTCATATTTGCTAAGTTCGAAAATGCCCTTTTGATATTTATTTTCCATCCATTGGGACTTGTTGTAATTCTCGGCATTCTGAAATCCAAAACCGTAACTCAAACCTGCACCTATAATACCATAATCAACATACATTTGGTCTGTATTCCTCAAAATGACGTATCCAGGGTTTTTACCGACTGCCGTTTTGTATTCTGAGTAGCCGCCTGGGAAATAAGTTTTACCCGTCTCACGAGCTTGATTTTTTTTAGAGATTGAAGCAGGCTTGGAAGAATAAACGCCAATCTTTACCCCTTTCGCGTCAAATCCCTGTTCGAAAATCCTTGGTTTGTGTATGGCCAATACTGTAGTGAGCGCCGTGCGTAGGTTTCTGTCGTTCCTGGCGGCGTCATTAATTTTGTTGATGAGTGCCGTTAACTCATTTGCCACAGTTGCACCGTTTTCTACTTTTTTTAGCCATTATGGTAGAGACGTCCGTACGTAGGACGTGTTTTTACAATTGAAACACCACTGATCCTCGGGCACTGTAAAGCCAGCCATGACATTACCAGCCTCTTTTTCATACTGAGTGGTGTAATAGTCCATCAGTTCTTGCGCTCTCTCTATAGTGAATGTAGTGAACCTATTGAGCCGTTCGCCGAACCGTCTTTCTGCCGTCAGTTCAACGCCAATTCTCCAAAACAAAGCCGTTCTGAAAAGATTAATGTTCTCGCAAACCAATTTCTCAATAGAACAAAAGACCACGTAGTTCACGTTCAGTCCTCCGCCATTGATCTGTTCTACCCTTCCACGTCCACCCCAGCAATCCCACTCACAAATTATCGAACTCCAGTCAATAATGCTTTCATATCGTTTGTTCTCAGTGCTTTTCAGAGAGAACGAATTTGGATCATAAGCAATGAAAATTTCATCCTCCTCAAAATCAGTATCTACCGTTATGGTATTTAAACCAACGGTCAATGCTTTGTTTTTGGTCAGAAGTAATTGATTGTCTTTATCGTAAAAATTGACATCAAAACCAGGATTTGGGTAATCAATCTCTGCGTTTACCGATACAGAAATAATGTGAATTCGAGCGTATCGCGGGAGCCTGAATGTGATTTTAACGCCGGCCAAATCGGTGGCGCTATTAAACCCAGTAAGATATTGAGAGGTGACACGACTGAGTAGCTTCAGATCGATAAAGAACTTTCCGTTCATCGCTGTAGCAATGCCAGAAACTAAATTGTCGCAAGCCCTTTTGTAAATGACGTCCCACGTATCGTCTGCGGAGTCACCTACATATTTTGAAATACCCGCAATGAGTTCTTCATCGACACCAGGCAGGCCCGAAGCATAAAGCCCGGACCTGCTAGTTTCGATTGACGGAGATATGGTGATATACCCGTCGAAGCAGCTCATTACGATCTGGTGATCTGGTATCCAAAAAGGCCAGTCATGCCAAATAGTTCATCGCCGCAATCCGGTGTACCGGTATCGGTTCCGAAAGAATCGGTCTGGAATACGTTGAACACAGTCCAGTGCAGGGAATACTCGTATCTCCACTGTTCAGTGGCGCAATCCCATTTGAAATCAAGATTCCATTTCAGGCGAGGATTTTCCGGGTCAGTGATCACCGTGTGGGCTTCCAGATCCGTGTTGATATTGATGTTGTTGTTCTTGTTGAAGGTCAACAAGTGCATGATTCGGTAAGGAAGAACCAAAACTTTGTTCGATCCAAGCACTGCGTTTGCGGCCTGGTCGAAGTAGTAAGCCGCACCGGCACCCGCGATCGCCTGACCGTAAGGAGTGGTCGAGTTGCAGCAGGCCATTTGTTGAAGCTTCATGAACTTATCCAAATAACCCTGGCCAATGATGGCAGGCGTGCCAGAAAGCTGCATATTTTGGTAGTCCATGATGATGTTCTCATAGTTACCGGGCAGCGGAATGTCTTGTCCGTTTTGGATTGACAAAAGCTGTAAGTTGGCGTAAGAGCCGGCTGCAGTTGTGGATCCATCCCAACCATAACGCTTACCTACGCGAGCGTTCAATTCGGCCAACAGGATTTCGTCCAGGCGCTCACGGCCGGCGCGAAGGTCATTCAAAAGGCGTTCACGGATGAACTCTTTTGTGCCTTTACACAAAACGACCATGTCGTCGTTGTCAAAATACCGGGCAGGAGTGGTGATTTTCTTGTCGATGTCCACAAATGCCTGCTTACGGGTAACCGTAGTCGGCGTGTCAGAGCAAATGTTGGTGTTGGGATCGGTGGAGACCTGGCAGGGCTTCGTCCGCTGATCGTAAAGAATACGGAGCGTTGTTACCTTTTGACTGGCACTGGAAACGACTTTAGAAGTCAATCCAACGTCATTTTGAGGGTCTGTGATGAAATCCAGGGCACCGATTTGTCGGCCCAGGTTAAAAGGGGCGTTCTGCCCTGCTATGTCGGTAGCCTCGGCGCGAATTGCATCGCACGCGCCTACGGCATTCATTGCAAAGGATGTTGCAGCCATGATGATTTAAAAGTTTAGAAAAAATTAGGCGAGCGCCTTCGCTGCTCTAAGTTGGGCCAGTGTTGCGCCTTCCTTAGGAATTTCAACTTTACGCTCGGTGGTTTTCTCTTTGCCTTTCTCACCACCATTATTTCTTTTGAGATACGGGGCGGTCTCGGTTTCGAGCAACTTGTCAATAGTAACAAGATCGTTACTATTGGGGAAATATTTGGGTTTTGCTACTCCGTTGACAGTTTCCTGTACAACAATTTCGCCTTTGTCATCGAAGTTCAATTCATTTTTCTGGATCTCAGAAAGGATCAAATTCATGATCCCTGTCTTGGCCTTCGGGTTCTCTGTGAATTCTTTGGCTAACTCAATTTGGCTCAATTTAGCATGTAACGCTGTTTCGAGCCTGTATTTTTTAAGCTCCTTTTGATGAGCTTCAGCAAGTTCTTTTTCTCTATTTTCTGCCGCCAGCTTAATGGCCTGGGCGCGTTCTGTCTCCTCTTTAGCCATCTTTTTGGCCTCTTCCAGGGCGGCGGCATCCGCCGGGGCGGCTTTCTTGAGTACTTCCACTTTGGCCAGCATCGCCGATTCAATCAAAGCGAGGCGGCGGTGGGTATCCTTTTCTTCCAGAATTTTTATACTGTCCTCCTGTGAAATGGGCAGTTTGGCAATCATTTTCTCGATGTTGACGTCGACCGCATTATAGGTTTCAGCCTTCACTTTCCCGTAAATCACCTTGTCAACCATCGCCCTGTCGCGGGTCAAAAAGTTCTCATCGATGAGAGCTACTATGGTGTCCGGGATTTCTGCGTCCGGGAATGTTTCAATGAATTTTACCAGGTCTTCGTTCTTTTCAATTTTGGCCTGGGTGCCTAACTTCTGGAAAAAATCTTTGCCTTTCATGCGGGTTGTCTTTTGGTGTACTTCCGTTTTGTTCTCTCCTCCACAACTTCCGGAACCTTTATGTCGGTGGTTTTACTGGCCGCATTCCATTGTTCTTGAATCCTTGTGTGAGGATCGATTGTCTCCACATTTTCAGTGGGAGTTGTCGCACTTGGTAGGTCGACAATTTGGACCCCGGGATCAGCCGCATGAACGACAACGCTTGCGCTTGCCTGTGTTCTCTGATGCCGGGGGTTTAAGTTTGGGTCGCCTGCGATCAGGTTACCCTCTGAGTCTGATTGGCCGATAAGATCAAATTTGTCCTGCAGGTCTAAAAATGACTTGTAGGTAATAATTCTCTCCTCGCCTGATTCTTTTGATTTTACTAATACCTCAACCTGGGTCATTAGTCAGTGATTTGCCGGAGGGCAGTGTGAAATTCGTTTTGGCTTTCGCCCAATTGATGATTAAAAGTAACGAATTGTTTTTGAATTGCAAATTCTAGCCTTTGATCCTATCCAAATCGGCCTTTGGAACTATGATTTTGGATACTGGAATAATTTGGTGGAGACAAGAAAATCCACCTGCAAGCACGAAAATCGATGATTCCGTGGTCAATGGATCCTTGCCGCGCCAGTCCAATTTAGCCCATGCCTCCACTTCTGATTTGTGAAAGTATTTGCCTGCGCGCTCAATGCAAAACTCCCTGGATTTGTCTATCAATCCGCCGGAATATAGATACCATTCCAATTTAAGGTCAGCAGTTATGCTTTGTTGGTAGGTTCTGGCATATTGAAAAAGGACGCTTTTCAAATAAACGCGGGTGTAATTCAGTGCCCGTCCTTCCACCTTATCATTCCCCTCAACAAAAGTCTTCACCTGCTCCATGAATCCAGTGAATTTGCCGCCAGAATTGATATTTTGATTAAGGATTGACACCAAAGGTTCAACAACTTGAGACTCTAAACCGTCCTGGAGGACGTATTTTTCGACTGATGATATATTTTGCTGCTGGAGGGACTTCAAAAACACCCTATTGGGCTTGAACGAATCCGACACTGAGGCGAAATACTGTTCATTCAAATCGTTGATCTTCGGAATGGCCCCCATGTAATTGGTCACAGCGCCGACATAATAAGGATCTCGGAAAACAGATAAAATGGTATTTTCGGCATCTGCCAATACCTTTCTGTTTCCTGATGATTGTAAAATGTACCCATCTGAATCGGTTTCCAGGTTCTTCAGGGTGAGAGTAAGTTGATTGAATAGGTCGCGTTGGACTGTTTCGACCGCAGAGGCAAACCGGGCGTCGCCGGCGAGAATGATAGCCTCGATTTGTCCGGCTAACCTTTCCGGACTCATCCGTTAAAGAATGGATTTTTCAGTCCACCGTAAACCTTCTTTGTGGATGTCCTCACTTTGACGCGTTTTTTCTTAGGCCGCATTGAATCCTGGGATTTGAGTGGTGTCGATAGCTGGTTTATTGGCTTTAACGAACTCGTCTGCATAGCTGTTAAGGATTTCCAATTGTTTCTCCTTATCCATGCTTATAAAGTCCTTATTTTCCCGCATGGCGCGCTCTACAAATGCCTTTAAATTAAAGTGGATGACAGCATCGTTCTTCGATACAAAGCCTCGCATGACGTTCGTATTGATGTCAGCCACGGCCATTCCTGGAAGAGGGTCAAGTTCAAGCAAAAGCGAAGTGAACCTTTTCAAATCCGGGTTTGTGCTCATGTCCCTGGTCTGAATTTCAATCTGCTTCATCTGCATGTAATTCGGATCAAGTCCGGATTCCTTTGCAGCCTTGAAATTATTGATCAGTTCACTCACAGAGGCAATGTCGAACTGGGTTGGTTTATTAACCTGGGGTAGATTTGATTCCGTATCCCCAGGCTTGCCCACACTCCGATTAGCTACCCCGTATTTATAGAGGTTGAAGAAAAAATATGCGTTAGTGATGTGGACGTCATAAATCACACTTCCGATGTCGTAAAGCGTGTCATATTGTGCCGATCGGTCGATGACTTTAGCCACGCCGGATTGATTCTCACCAACGGTGTCCTCCACCTCCATATTGATTGCCCAAAGACCTTTGTTAATGCTTTTGTCTGTTCGCTCCTCAAGCATTTTGGTAGCCTCCACGGGTATATTAATATAGCCAACGGGATCGATACCCATGGGGCCACCCTCGGATAACTTTTCCTTGGTGAACTTATAAACACCATAGGGGCCAATGGGATTGAAGCCCGACCCACTACAGTGCGGACAATCAATTAACCCTTTAGGCCATTTAATCCGACCGCCGCGACAACCATACATGATGCCATCCATTTCCATCTTGTAATCGCATACTTCGGCAATCTCATACTTCTGAGGGTGCAGGTGCTTAATGTATGCGGCAAAAAGATCTGATTCGTGGGTTATCGCATTGTTCCAATGGGGAGCTGCCGATGAATAGAACGATTTCAGGATAATGGATCCATCATCCAGGGCCTCGCTCATGCCACCAAGTGGCCAAACTGGTATCTGTGGAAAATCATATTGATACCGGTCGAGTTCAGTATAGAAAAGCTCTTTGTTTTTGTAATAAACGTCGAATTCTATGAACTGAGTCCGGTCGTAATAGCAAAAAGTGTAAACATCCCCACTGTCTTTTTCTTGGTGAACCCCCGTGTTGATCAAATAATGATCCTCATCGAAATCGAAGATGTTTTTGGAGCCGTAAATCTTCAGGAGCGGTTCAGGCGTCTGGGTTTCAGATTCGGGGATTTCATCTAGAGTCGCCACAAGTACACCATTAGGGTCGGCCAGCATCTTGCGCAAAACCACATCTTTCATGTAGTTGGGCAAAGAATTATAAATTGGGTAATCCTCTAAAGTATACTTTTTCAGCTCTTCCCCCTGAGTGCTGGGTTTCTCCCAACGAATGGAAGATAGATTTGGATTGAAAATCTTAGACGTGATCTTAATGGCCTTATCGGCCGCCGATTTGGTGATTGGCTGGTAATTGTCCTTGCGGTATTGTGTAATGTCCGGGTCCTCATTAGGCCGAACGCTATCCAAAAGGGCGCTAGGAGTCGTTCCGAAAAAATGCCATGACATCTCTTCGGCGTGCTTGACAGATTCCTCATAAGAAGGATGGCGGTAACCCTCCTTCAGAATATCAAGCATTACCTCATCAAATTCGGGCGTGCCGTAGATCATCCAAATATTGCGGTAGGTGCCTCGAACGTTTCAGGGTTGCTCATGTCGTCAGACCATTTGATCGACAAGCTCCACCGGATAGAAGATTTGATTGATTGGTCGATGACCTGTTTGGCGTAAATGCTGGCATCCTGCAAATAGAATCCGAGACCATCCATGGTCACGAGAACCACCTTCCAGTTTGCGGATTGATTCACAGCGGCCATAAAGTTATGGTTAAATTCTACACCACGAACTTCGACGGTAGCCTCATGATCCGCACCGGTGCGCTGCACAGGAACACGGCCAAAGCCATCTTCTTCAACTGGTGTACCACCAGGATAAGAGCCACGGGTATCGGAAATTACCCAATATTTTTGAGGGGAGGCTGCAAGCTTGGTGGTCCAAAAGGACGCTTCTCGCAAGTTTGCCAACGTGGGCGACTGGTCTCCTGAAATAAGACCGATGGCGACAATGCCGCCTAATTCAGTGCCGCAATCGAGTTGAACGAAATCCGGCACGTTAGAACCACAAAAGCGTGATGCCATTGTTTCATAAATTAGAATTTTAGTTTTGGTTTTGCCGGATTAGGGCCAAAATTTTATAGCAAGTTCCTTACTATGTAGTCTTTCTCAGTCAAATAAACAGATGCCTTTTTGAGCCTGTTCTTCTTGTTTCCATCAGCTTTTTCATAACCTTCCCTCTGCACATAATCAACCCCGTCGATCTGCAAAAACTGATGTTTTATAACGAGTTGAATCTTTTTATGCATGTAGGGCGGTATGTACCCAATATCCAAAAGCTTCTGACTCTCTACTTGCGAATTTAGAGAAATAAATTGATTATTGGATAAAGGCTCAACCTGGACGCTTTCCGGGAAACGTTCTTCATTGAATACGGCCGGAATACGCAAATAGAAAGTGGTTTGATCTGGCGTTCCTAAAGTGCCGTCGTTGATGATCCCGGCGTAGTTCCTGCGATTGGAATACTCCAGGAGTTTTGTATTTGCCCAGGTCTCAGCCAGCTCAATGCAATCCGAATAAGCTTCAATGGTCTCAGTCTCACCAGAAACACGAATATAATTTACCTGAACTGTCGAGCTTGCTGGGTTGCTGGCGATCTCAACGATAAGACCTACCCCAAAAGCTTCCTCATTATCGATAGTGAAAGTTTGGTTTACCAAAACCGTCCCGGCGGCTTGGGCAGTCAATAGATTTCGGGTTTGAATCAAGTCCCCCGCTTCATTATACAGAGCGGCTATTAAATTGTATGTATTAGGGCCAGGGAATACGATTTGAGAGACCAAAGTAATTGAACTACCTACCGGAACGCCAGCGCTGAAAGGCGCGTAAATGGCTTTAGAATAATGAAGAGCTGGGTTGTCGACAATAGTCACTTGTACATTACCTCCATTTACTGTCCAATCGCGGTTATAAGCCGATCCTAGTCCATTTGATGAGTTTTGCCATATGGAATCCACGATCACCGGTGCAGATATAGAGAGATCATTTATCTTAACGTCTAAATCTGATCCGGCAGTGTTCCTCTTTACTAAAATGCCTATTCCATCACAATCCTGATTCAAAGTTACTGCGGTTGTATACGAAACGAATCCGGCGCCTGAGGCCGGTGTTTTAGTGTCCAATAGTTGATAAAGACTTCCGCCATATAATGCGACCAGAAGAACATCAACGTTATTTGTACCCAATGCTGATAAATTGGCTACATGGTAAGAAAATTGGTAATCACCTGCCGGCCATTGACCTCCGGCTGGATTTGATTGCACTAAAACCGGACTTACATTGGCTGGTGATACTGGGTGATCAAATCGGGCAATCTGATTCCCTGCATCAGATTGATAAATCCAATTGGCCATGGCTGGCGGCCCGAGAGCCGGAAAAATAAGATTAAACCAAGGCGTTAAAACACCATCCGTAAAGTCGTCATTATCAAAATTTAGGCTTGTACTGCCGCCGATGGCAAATTCAGGGTCCTCCATGAGCTCAGAAACAACGTCAGCTCGGGAGATTTGAAACCTGACCACTTCCGGGCATCCTATTGAACTGGGAGTAAACGAAAGCGAATAGACAGTTTGGTATCTATCGAATAGAATAGAGGCCAAAACTGCATCATCGCTGTCCAAAACTTCTAAAGTGAAATCATCTCCTGAGGTGTCTGTGAATTGAAAGTTAATAGTATCACCGCATTCAAACTTCTGACAAAAGCAATTGTGGAATACCCCGTCAGGTTCCGATTCATTGTATGTTTCGCATCCGTTTAGCCAGAATTGAACTGGCAAAGCGTCGGAAATGGTCATTGAGTGGCATTCTGGAATGAACTCGGTTTTATCGCAGGACGCGATCAATAGCACGAATATAACAAAATATTTCATACAGTGATGCGGCATGATCCGTCTGAGGTTATCCTAAAATCCCCTTCTGATGTTTCACGTGAATCATCTCCACAGGGCAGTTCGCTACAATTACGAGCCGGCGGGATGAAATCAGTAGGTCGTATCTGCAAAAGATCGTGCGGCCAGGCCTGAATCACGGCAATCCCGGCACATACCGAATATTCCAGCTTTTTAATGTAGAATTTGACGTGGTCAGTGTTAGTTTGGCTTATTCCTATGCCTTTTGTTCTATTTGCCGCGATGGTTAAATATGATTCAAAGGGCATTGGTATCTTGATGTTGAATAACTGAGGCAATAAAATGTGATCACTTGTCACTTCAATATTTTGCTTCTCACTCAAAGCCCCCGCGTAGTCATCTCGGCAAGATTCAATGTCCTTTGTGGAGGTCATGTCGTAATTTCCTTCACCTTCTGAGAATTTGAAAGCCGATCCAATATAATTCTGAAGGGAGTTATTCAGGAAATTGAACCATCTCAATAGGGCACGCGCCGGAGTTAATCGTATGTTGTAACGCGTATCTGAATTTCGAAGATTAGTGATAGAGCTGAAATTCTCATCCAATTCCGGATTATATGCATCTGGGCTGACATCATCCGGGTTTATGGAGATAATGAACACGTTGTCATCAAACTTGTAATCCTTCGTCTTTAGAATGCTTTGCCGGCGCGTGCCTTCAATCGCGATGGATGCGCCAATAAAGTTACTCAGTAATGTGATTTCCTTGCCTATTTTCTTGAAACGGGCAGCGTATGTGTGTTTGGTTTGCGGGTCATCAATACCCGAAATATCCTCCGATTTCCATTGGTCAAAGCCTATTTTAACCTTATTGAAGATCAAATCTTCATCATATTCCCGGTCTATTTCCATGACATAATCGAAGTCGATCGACGTGTCTCCAGGATCATAGAAGAAATCCTTTTCCTCTATCCTAATAACATCCACCGAGCCCCCAGGAGATGGGGGGATATGTACAGTTAAATCGATGAATGAATCAATGGTTACGACCGGATCATCAAGCGCTCCTATAGCCCCAGGATAAAGAACCCTCACGCCAAGACGAGCGGCCCCAACAGGGCACACAAATTCGAATGTGTCGCTAACTATCCCTCCGGAGGATGATGGATTCAGCACTTTCTCGACCAGTGTGGTAATCGCAACATCCGCAACGATAACGTGTATTTCACAAGTTACCGGAAATGTCATACCACTGTAAGTGAACTGAAAGCCATATTTGTAAGTCTGGCCGGCCTCAAATGAAACACTGGTAGCCCCAAAGAAATCACTCTGACTTGGTCCAAGATCAGGCCCATGTGCGGTATTAAATGGATTTGATCCTCCGGTCCATAGCCATCCACCTGCCACAACAGCGCCCCACATATTCAAAGGCACTAAGGTAAAAGGTGTGAATCCGGGCGTGGGCTCTCCGGTAGCAGTATCGTAAGATAATCCCAGATTAAAAATAGGGTTAGCGCCGTCCCACCATTCATTGAAAGAAAGCGAAAAGTTCTTTTCATCCAGGCCGTATCCACGAATCTGTAAGCCTTTTATCAAAGCGTAATGCCATCCACAACCATTTTCAGGATAAACTCTGGCATTTGTGAGCATGCTTCCGAAGAACTCGCTATAGAAAGATGAATTCTGACCTATCGTTCGATCGCAGATAGAAGCTACCGCGTCATGAATAAGCATGGCCTGGCTACGGCTGTTCGGATACGTCGTATTGGCTTGTACTTTGAAATAGGTGGGATGAGGAATGGAGGTGTTACTAGTCCCTGCACCGGATGGTGTTGCCGGAGTGTTCGCCGCCCATGTCTGTAGAAAGGCATCAGTTCCAAGTGGGGCAATATCGCCCACGATCTCACCGAAAATTCTTATCTCATCATTTCGCTTTAGGTTTATTAACTGGTTTAATGTATAGACCGTCGACTGATATGTCCCTGTGCCGGAATTAGTCTCTGTGAATAAATAAGTGGCATCACTCAAGTTAATAACGAGCTTCCACTGAACGTATGCATTTGCAGGAACGATATTTAAAGGTGAGTTCACACGGGCCGATTGTTCAATCCTAAGATCAAAAGTATAATCCCCGTCTTCAGTCATTATAAAAGTTCCGACGACAAAGCCCGGATTTACCGTAGTCGGCAAGTTGTATTTGTCGTCTATCTCATCAAGCAAGTCCTTATCCATCCCGAGTTGAACATTGCCGTTTGTGTCCCAAATGCTTTCAAACAAAAGGTTGTCCTGAGACTGGCTTCTATATCCGGAGTACTGTTTAAAAATCTTCTGGCTGGGCATATTCAATAAAATATGGCCCACTGATTGACGAACATTACCGTCCAGGTCTTCTGAGTCCGTTAGAATAATGGGGGTGTCTTTCCGGGCGATGAACTTGGACCAAAAGTCATTTCGGATAATGGCTATTTCTGCCTGATTTAGGCTATTTTCTTTGATGGTCGTAAGATCGAGTTGGCCATTGAAAATTGTCGTATAGTTCAGACCACTGTCTACCGATAATTCAATCAGTATTTCCAATGTGGCATCAGCCCCATAATTCTGCTCGATGAACCGGATGAAATCTATCCCACCGTTTTGCGCGCCGTTATTGCCATAGAAAACAAAAGACCCGCTGAAATACTCAATCAGTGAATGGTAGTCCTCATGCCGCTCAAGGGTTAACTTGGCCTCAAGCCATCCAATAGGCTCGGATATTTGAAGTGATCCTTCAACTTCGTGGTTTAGTGTGAATCGGAAAACAGGATTTGCCATCAGCCCATATTTTTGCGTCTGATCGTCTTTTTCATTTTGTCGTGTGAGGTCCGGGACTCGAAAATTGTAATGCCAACACGGAAGAAATCGGTTTGCGGCTGGCTTTTAATGGCCTTCACAACTTCACTATTATCAGACTGAACCAATTTAACGCCGTCTTTTGTAAGGTGCAGATTTTTCAAAAGCTTGTCATTGATACGGTTTTCACGGATAGCTTTCAATATGCCTCCTGATTCACGCGTTTCCCTGGCCGTCATGACACTTTCGCCTTTAGAAAGGTGTGCTGGTATGGAATCACTCGTCTCCGTTCCTGGACCTTTTAAATTGATCACACCCTTGGCAAATCGGGCCTGTTGGCGGTCAATGATGGCAATCTGACTACCCACCTCCGCCGCAATTAATGCTGAAATGGCCAAGGCAGCAGGATATGGATACGTTGCAAAGGCCTTGGCTATACCGCTGGCACCATCGATGATGGCAGCAATTTTTTGGTTTTGCTTAGTTTTTTCGAAGATCTCACGCTGAATCTTAGCTGTTTCGCGAGCCTCCTGAACTCTCAGATCCTGTTTAGCTTTCTCATTGTCACCGGCCAAAAGCTCTTGATTATTGTAGAAGTCGTTAATATTCGCCAGTCTAGCCTTCATGCCCTCCAACTCGATGTTAAGGATGGATTTTTGCTGATCCTGGGCTATTGAAATGGCCGTGTTTGCTGCGTCTTTAAGGAAGTCATCATTCGTAAAGGCTTTTGCTAAATCACTCCTTGAATCGAACTGTCCAGCGCGAGGCGTCGGGATAGTTATAATACCTTGTGAAATCCGTTTTATGTTCTCCTCGATCCTTTTTGTGACCTCATCAATATTACCGAAATCCTTGTTTAGCTGTTGGGTGGCTTCATGGACATCGTTCTTTTTGGTGTTCTTTTTGATCTCGGCCTGATAATCAAGAATAGCCTTTGGAATTTTAGTGAATTCAACAAAGGCGCGTTCCAAGTCAGCGAGTTCGGCCTGGGCTATCTCCAATTGGGTTACTAGCGCCCCGCCTGGACCTAAATCACCGAGGTTTCTGGTTTTCTCTATTTGTTGCTGTAATCCCTCAATTGCTTTCTTTTTGGCCTCTATGATTCCAAGCTGAGGGTCTTCGCCGGTGTTTAGAGTCAGGTCCTTGAGCGTTTCCTTGAGTATTTTCTGGTACTCAACTGCCTTAAAGTTCTGGAATTCATAAAAGTCGGCCTGTTGCTTCAGGACCGGCAATTTATCTTTCTCGGCTTCGAATATTTTAAGGGCGGCTAAGCGTGAAATTCCCTGATCCTTCGCGATCTTCTCCACACCTGTCTGAAGTGGGCCACTTATAAGCGAAACCCTTTCTCGGATCGCGGCGAGTTCATCATTGTTTCGGCCTATAAACTGTTGTTGAGTGTTAAGTTCTTGCTGGACTATGTCGGCAGCCTTTTGCCTGTCTTTTAATATTTCGGTGGTCAGCTCCCTTTGCTCAAATGACTTTGCCGCGATTATGGCCTGGCTTTTAGCTTCATCGGCAGCGGCTTGACTTGTTAATGATCTGCCGTTTTTAACCGCGTTAATGATTGTGGTTAAGCCATTAAGGCCATTTTGGACCAGGTCTATAAAGAATCGCGTCACCGGTGCGAAAGCTACGGCGGCATCCTTTCCAAGGTTGGTAAATGAAGCGGTGAGGCGATCGGCGGCAGTGGCATCAGTTTCGATATAGCCCCCCATCTTCTGAAGGTCTTCATTGATCAACTGAATAGCCGCAGTTCGGAAATCAAGCCCACCTGCGATCAGTTCGCGAAGTTTGGCAATGTCGAGCTGAAGGTTGTCAATGATCCGTTCAGACTTACGCCCCAAACCTGTAACTATGGAGTTAGTTAAATAGTCGATAGATAGCCCTGTTTGCTGGGCCTTGGCTGTGGCAAATTCAAGCAGGGTTCCTAATTTCTGAACAGGTATACCGAAATTCTGTGCCTGAACGGCCTTTTGCATCAATTCAAGTTCCGAAACCGTTCCCTTTGTAGCTTTTTGCAGGTCAGCCATCAAAATGGTAGCATTCGGGAGCCGATTGAACGCTCTGGAAACGCCTTCAAAGTTACCCGATAGCCTCGCGGCTTCTAAGGTGAGAGCGGCCAACTCACGAACTATGCCGGCGGCAATGATAGCCTTTACGGCGCCATAAATACCATTGAATGAGGTGGCAAGTGAGTTTGTTTCCTTCGCCGCGCTCTTGGCGTTTGTCTCTACTGATTTTAGGCCCTTAGCGGCCTCTGTGCCAGCCTTTGAAGAAGACTTTGTGTAGTCATCAGTGCTTTTACGAAGTGACGCCGTGGCCTTGTCTGCGGCCGCCGAAGCCGCTTGAGCTTTTTGAACCCCTGCTGTGTTTACATTATAATTGATGTTGATGTTGACGGTCCTGTCGGCCATGAAATCAGAGTATTCATGATGGGTGTAGTTTTGCCGTCAGGCCATTGATACCGCTAATATAGCTAATTATCTGATTCTAAATCCTCCTTACGCCGGCGCAGGGAATCGATGTGATCCACGAAATCATACCAGGAAGCTCTTCTAAATCGTTCCTCCTCGTCCCGATTAAAGTCAGCGACTACCTTTATTTGGTAGTCAATATTCTTTAAGTATTCGTCGAGGACGGATTCCGCGGCTCTGGATTCAAAGCGTTTATTATTCCGACCATTTGATTCATATATTCGGTTAAAGCGGTTAATGATATACCGTTGAGACCGCACAACTCCTTTATGGGAGTCGTCAAAAAAAAACCTAGCTTCCCGTACTTGTCCCAGAGGGCTATCTTTTCATCGTTGTAAGCTCGGTCGTAGTCGCTTAAATCCTCCGTTTCGTCGAAGAAAGTAACAGAGGCCAAACGCTTTACGGTATCCGGTTCGAAAGCTATTTTGATGCGCGATCGCATCTTGATGACTGTTTCCCATGCGTCTCCAAGGTTGATTTGTCCTTTGCCACCGGACAATGATTTTTCCAGAATGTCCAAATATTTGTTCAGTGTCTCTAGCGTCATCCGTAGGTTAAACTCCTCCAAAAAAGCCAGATAGAACTTATACCGGCCGGTGGGCATGTCCATTTCAATCCCTTCTGTTTTATTTCCGAAGCGATAATATTTCTTTCCGGCGCACTCGAAAGCAAAAACTATCTTGTGCGCGATGTCCGGGTGATGGAGATTGAAGGCCGGTTCCTTTTTAGGACCGAAGAAAGCTTTTATTCTATTAATCATATTCTGCCATTAGTCCGTCGATGATGTCGTTCAGTCCGCATAAGGAAACCACGAAAAGAAAGTGATATTCTGGCCGGTATGCCATTGGCGATAGTAAATAAATGGCCGTTCCGTGAATTGACGCCATGCACATCGGACATTGGAATAGTGGTTTGCATATCCATTTCGGGAGCCTGTTATCAAGCCAATTGCCGGTAGGGCCAAAGATTTGCTTCTCCCTGAAACAGAAATGAACACCCCATATCCAAAGGCTTGAAATGATCAACCATACTAAAAAGTCTGTCATATTGTTATGTTAAATAGGTTTTCGCATTCCTTTAACTCCCTGTGGTAAAGTTCGCTCATGTAGCCAGGGGCCGCGTTGGCAATATCGCGCTTTATGGCGGCTTCAGAGCGGCGCAAGTTCGCCGAACTGTTCCGTATCTTCAAATCTATGTCTCGGCGAACGTAGCTCATGTGATGCATTGTATATGGAGACATTTCTATTCCTGATGTGGCGTTCGTACGGCGCGTGGGGTCTATGTGAGCGTTGCCTTGCGCATCGTAAGCGAATGGATATCTTTTGAATATTCCAAGTTCGGTGTTTGACTCAAGCTTTTGAATTCCGGGCACCAAAGTATGATCGTCACACCAAAGAGTTGGCTTCCCTACGTAAACTCTAATCGGATGAACGACGCCATTAAGATTTTTTCTATCAATTTCCTTTTTTGTCCACTGGAGTGATAGTTTATCATAAAATTCATCTGAGTCGCATATGATAAAATGAGTGCATCCAAGTTCTTTAGCTTTATCAAGTCCTACGTTTCGCTTCCTTGTCTCTGATTCATGGGGGGCACTAAAATTCTCAGGCTCGCATTGCACATAGTGGAACATTGAGGCGTTGAATGCCACATATTTCCATTGTCGTCCAAGCCCCCCGGCATCCATTCGCCTAGGCTTAGTGAAATCCCAATAATCCCTATCGGCTGGCTCTCCACCGCGATTGGATCGGTTTGACCACACGAAAATGAATTCATCGGCAGGCATATTCAGCACCGCATACGGAAATAACTCTATACTGTCTTCCCAAATATTGAAAACGGCCGCTAGCTTCATATCGGTTTGGTTACGTCTACGAAATTACTCATGATAGAGGTCCACGCCCACTCTGTTTCGAAGTCTCTCCAGTACTTGAACTTGGCTATCTCGGCGCGCATCTGATAACCGTGGTCTGCGGATGGCTCAGTGTCGTGGGCTACAATGATCTGGGCTTTGTTGGCGAATAGGGCTATGTCAACCTTTCGGCATTCGCCCGGTGCATGGTCGATGAATGCGAGGCCAACGGATAAGTAATGCTTTTCATGAACGATATTCCAATCAGACATCCAATAACCATTTTTCTGTACTTCAACATGATCTAACGAATGATATTCGTGATGGAGATTAAAAAACTGATTTATCCAAAGTGGATTTGAATCATAGCTATAAAGCATCCTTTCATTCTCAATCGCATAATCATGCAGCAACTTTGTTGAGCCTTTGCCGACTCCCATCTCGATGATGTCGCCAGTTGTTCGCTCTAAAGCTTCCCAAAGCAACGGTTTGTAGTTATCCCAGTTTTCGTATCCGGCAATGAATTGTTCTCGCGTCATAGTTCAATTCCTTTATGTTTCAAAACTTTTGGCAGATCCCATTTGCCGCTGACCAGCTCCCCCATGAACTCCGTAGGGCAGTAATTGAGGTGGTAAAATGACTTCAACGCGTCATGCGTAACGTCAAACTCAAAATTACCACTGCTCAATCTACTGGGCAAATTCATTGCCTCGGCTCCACAGATCATCGCGAGGTAACTTAAAACTACATCCTCGTTTTCGGTTATGTCGTACCCCTTGAAGTCTTCGTGTCTGATTTTGTCCAGGCGAGCTTTATCTAGTGCTGCCATTTTCTTTGCGATGTCGCCACGAAGGAAAATAAGCGCACCGGAACAATGTGCCCATAGTCCGTACTTCGTTTGCCATGGTTGATCTCCAACTATTCCGATTATCCCGAAACGTTGGTCGATGCACTGGAAAAGATCAGGTGAGGTAAACACCACATCGCTATCAACCGAAAGGATGAAGTCTGAATCTTGGATAGGATATATCGAAAGCATATCTCGTAGACCATCCAGTTTCAGCATTGAGGCTTCCCAGCCGGCCCCATTTCCGTATGGGGTTCCATCAGTGCCTTTTACTTTCAGGGCCTGTAGAAAAGGAATGCTGTGCGTTATCAACGTGTCCTCCATGAGCAGGGATAACTCGTAATCACGTTGGCAAGAGAAGCAGAAGGCGAATATTTTCATAGCAAGTCCCTCCGAATGAAAAGTGTATCGAGTGATGGGTACTGCGGATATTGACTATGAAATGAAACATCATACCATTTTGATAGATGATCAAGTACTCTGTGGTATCGATTGTTATGCTCCTCAACGTGACAATGTGGATGGAACTCTACCGTTATTTGTTTTGGCCATGGTTCTATTGATTCCAGAATACCGTATTCACTTCCTTCAATGTCTAACTTTAGAATGTCAAGATTTATTTTGGAAATAAACTCATAAATCGTATCAAGATTGATGCATTCTACCTCTTTTGTTTCGCATGGTCTATCGGGTCCGTTGTACGGGATGCCATTTATACCTGCTATAAAATTAGCCGTTCCGTTACCGAAGAAGTGAGCCTTTGCCATCCCATTCATGTATCCTAGAGCCGCGTTTTGATAATAGATGCCTTGTGGTATTTCATTGCTAAAATCTTCAATGTCAAGACAATAAACTGAATGGCCAAGTTTTTGCAATTCAATGGCAAATTTCCAGCCACGGCATCCGGCATCAATGACCCATCCTCCGGATAGCAATTTCTCATTGAAAGTATGTTCGTCTATACAGGTCATGCCGTTATATCCAAAATTTCTTCTTTAACTTTTGATGGAGGTTCAGGATGCCAAATAGCCATCAGTCTATTATACATTATTTCAATATCTTTACTGTCTTGTTCAAGACCCCACGCAAGCGCATCATCAGCACTCTCAAAGCGGGTATAATCCCTTTTGAAATCACTTATTCCGCCCGAACGACAGTCACGTTTTATCAAAACACAATTTTCACCAGATAAAAATATTCTGAATTCAGCGTCCACATGTATTCTCTGGATAGCTACTATTTTGTCAGTCTCTATCACGTATCCGTCAATTTTTACTTTCATTTTCTTAACACTTTTAATGTCCTGAATTTGCCACACCAAATTTTAATAAGATCAGCATATATTTTGTCGACGTCCGCCCTTTCACTTTCATACAACGCCACCTGATCTTCGGTCATATCTGTATGCATTGGATGCGCTACATAGATCCTTAAGAATAAAGGGCCTACCATCTTTATTGTAAATTCGTCTGTCAATTTAGTGATGTGAACTATCGACTCTGTTGATATTATGTCGTCGCCTATTTTAACTATCATTCTCCGTAAACTTTAGCGTCCTGAGTCCAATTTGCACCTGATCTGATCACGCATTCCGGCGAGTCGCTTTGAAATAGCGGATCATTGAAAAACACCGGAAGGTTGAACTGCATCAACAACAAAGCTAAAATTGCCTCGTCATGACGATGCCACTTATCCGGGCCTATGACTTCCGATTTGAAAAGACCCTCTTCTTCGAGCTGGCAAAACTGATCGAACAGACGGCGTACCCAGGACTGAGAGAGGTCGAAACCATAGCATGAGCCGGAAGGCAGGTGAAAGCCTTTGAGTTGCTCACGAGTCATGCCAAAGCGTTTTAGAGCCGTGTCGCCTACCCAATTTTCGAGTGGGTCGTGGTGGGACATGGCGTAGTATCCGTAAGTCTCCATGTGATCAAATATTGGCGACGGATCTTTGATGCATTGGGCTGGCGAATCTAACCACAGGAGAGAAGTGTTGCCCTGTTGGTATGCAAATTTTAGAGCATGAATCTTAAACCCGTAAGGAGACTGTTCCTGTGACTTACTTCCAGGAGGAAAATTGGTCCAGTGCCATAAATCAACCCATTCTGCGGACTCCATTGTAGTAAACTTTTGAACAGATTTCACGAGTCGTTCTTGCTGCTTCTGATAGAAATCACCAGTTGCAACATTGATTATGGCTCGCTTTGTTTTAATGACCTGCATCATTGTACAAGTTTAGCATATTCTTTCGTGAACTTCTGAAACCATCCAAAGTTTTCGTTTGGCCACACTTTCACCATCATCTCCAAATGCTCATTCCATTTCTTGGCGTAAAGATGCTGTTGATCGACCGGTATTTGCTTCGTATAGAAGGCTTTGAAAAGATCACGGTGGAGGTGCGCATCAACATACTGCTCTAGGTCCGTACTCCATGCCCCACGATCTACACGTCCTTTGGCATAGCCGTTGGAGTATTGGCCTCGGTTGATTATGGTGATTTGCTTGCCCTGTAATCGATTTGTTATCAATTCCTGGTCTGTTCCCCAGTAATGATTGAAGTCTTTGCTGAGGGCCTGTGGCATCGTATTGAGGTCCCTTTCCAGGAAGGCATTATAATCCTTTCCTGAAATGTTCATTACGTTGGCCCAGTTTGCCGAGTTCATAGCGATGTAGCAAATCGGGTACTGGGTATATCCAGTGAGATCATGGCCGTAAACCGTTATTTTATCATCATCAACTTCGTGCTTCCAGTAATCCGAAAGCGGGAGCATATCTATATCACCGGTCATAATGAATCCATCCTTAACACAGGTTCCGTAAAGGCGAGATGTTTGGGTTATCGTGTCGCTACGGTAGCCCGGAATAGACTTTAAGAAATGAGTTTCAACACTGGAATACTTAGCGACAAGTTCCTCCACCGGTGTCAATGAATCGCTTTCGTTCTCTCGGTGATAGAAGAGTATTGGTGTCCATCCGATCTTGCGCCATGCCCAGCAAGTTAGCGGGGTGTACCACAAATATTCTGGGTTTTCGTTGACTGATAGGATAATGTATTTCATATCTCTCCGTTTTTAATTTTCCTATCAAGTTCGGCCAGGATGGCCTTATCCATTTCGTCGCGCATCTCCTTCATGTGTTTTTCCATGATGCTTTTATATGGCTCCTGGGTGAGGTCTGCATGCTTTAGCTTTGACGTATCTAGGATCAAGCCGTCGCCGTTTGGATTTGGGCGAGAATTCCTTAGCACTTCGATTAATGCACCATATCTCATGACCAAAAGAATAAGCGTGGATACTTACTTTCAATTTCTTTGTACTCTTCGCGATTGGGATCGATGTTCTTGAGCCATTTTAACATTGGAGGTTCATAGTAACCGCTCGATCCTATATGCCCACACGCGTCATTCAATGATTTGTGCGTAATGTCAACGCCAGGTACTTCAATATCCGGGATGGAGTAGTGTCTACCGTTTCCTTCCGGAAGATTATGCACCATTCCAAGCACAAAGTGTTCACACGCCGAGTCTGCGCATCTGGGATAAACGTGTCGCATCAAAAATGATTGATCGCTCCCCTTCTGATTAAAGTCGATTCCTTTTGCAAGTTCAAGTAATTCATTCCATGTTCCAACTCCCATCCTTTCGTTAAAGTAACCGGGCCTAACGCCAGTCATGCCGCCCATGAATGCAATATTGTGGGAAACAGAATCCGTGATGCAGTGAATTGTTTTGTCCTCCTCTATCCATTGGGTGACCGCCTGAGCCTCGCGGTAAGTTCCTATAGAGTCAGTATCGCGAAACAAAACGTGTGTGTAATCCCACTCAGGGTGCGTGTAGGAATAGACCGGTTTCAATCTCCAAAGCATGGCCTTGCAAAGCGGTTCTTTATCTGGCGACTTGATCACCTTGATCCAGCGCTGGCCGATCATGTATTCAAAAAGCTCCTTGTATGGAGAATTGTAAGTCTCATGATCGATGTTCAAAATCGTTGTCCAGCCAGGATAGAGGACACGGTTAATGCGCATGTTTATGAAAAAACCGCGAGCGTATGTATCGAATTCGAAAGTATTGGCCGGCGTCACGCGGCCGTAACCGAATAGACTGAATGACACTGCGCCCTTTATTGTTTCTGGTTTCATCAATGATAGTTTAATTGTTTCCTTACCTCAGGGCTGATGTACTCGTAAAAGTAGATGACGTCGTCGATTACGTGCTCAGTCTTCAAAAGACCTTGCTTGCATATCTCCATTGAGAAATCCTTATCCTCTCCATGATTCTTGCCAGGGAAACCTACGCGCTTTGCAATACTAGTGCGCATGCAATTGAGATGGTTTGGCGGGCGGTAATACACGTTATCCTTCTCGAACCACTCAGTGTACTTCAGTGAATGGATGAACTTCTTAGGATTTTTCGAGTTTTCTGTGATCTGACCGGTGAGGCTACAGCAATCAACGCCGGCCTCTATGCCTATCATGTTGTTTGCTATGTAGTGATTTGAAACTCTGTCATCGTCGTCTATAAAGGCACAATATTCACCTTTTGCTCTGTAAAGCAACTTATTTCGCTTATCTCCTATACTCATATCGGGGTCGCCGTCGTGAAGTATCTCCACTTCATCATACCAGGGCATTACCTGATCAGCAAGTATGTTCTTGATCCGGACGAAGAAGTGCTTTCTTGAGGGGATAGTCAGGATGAGCAAAGATAATTTCACTTGAGCCATAATGCGATGAATTTCATGATGAGTATATAAAGCATGTTTGCCATCCATCCACAGAGTATAGACCAAAGTAATAGGCCTGCCCTTTCTTTAGGAGCAAAGTTAGCGGCTATAAATATAGCGAGCGCAATTGACGCTAGGCATAGCAATAACTCAAGGAAATGGAATAAAATTATTTTTTCCTTCATCTCTTAGCGCTTACCCAGTTTAGAAAGTTCTGATCCGTTATTTTGCCGGGAGGATCAACAAGCCCGAAGTTATTTCGATAGTGTTTCATAAATGTGTATTCGCCCTGGCCCCATGTCTTGTCTGCGCGGATATTTATTTCGTCTCGCTCTGCCTTGCCTACTGAATAGTGGTTGTGTGGGAACTTCATGTCAAGGTTGATGCGGCGTCCCAGTAGGTCAGCAACGGCCGACATTTCTGTGTCGCAAAACATATGCGAGAAATCAGGATGATAAACGTAACCGAACCTGTTGTAGTAAACCCGATCCATGATCGGCAGGGTTATGATCCAGCGCTGGATACCATCGTGTGTTTTGGCTATCCAATCGGTCCGTCCTTCAACCAAGTGAAGCAATGATGTAGCCCATTGTGAGGGACAATCAAAGTCGTCTGACATGACAATCAAAATGTCTCCTGTGGATTCTTTGGCGGCGTTGTTTATGGCATCAATTGCTGATCTGTTTTCTTTCAGAATTATTCGCCTGCCCAAGAACAAATGATAATACAAAGCTTTTTCTGGATCATCAGAATCTATTGAAAGAATATAGTCCACCGGCTCACCAGCCTCATGAATCCATTTTTTGGCTATCTCAATGGCCTTTGTTGCGCGGGATCGACTAGGATGGATTAACGAAATTCTCATTTCACGCTATTATGTAAGTTCCTATAAAATTCAAAACTATCCTTATCGACCCGGCTCCGGAGAAACTGCATCTGCGGATCATGTCTCTGTAAGTCAATCCTATGCCCTTTTCCTCCCATCTTTCCCATTCCGTGGCCCTTTATACCTAAACATGGATTATCGCTCCTGAGTAGCTTCCAGTTCTTCCCTGACTGCTTTGCATGCTTCCACAAAGCTATATCAAGAAAGGGATCATCATCTTTTGGCCATTTAAAATCATCCAAAGCAGACAATCGAAAGCCGGTGCAGAAAAGTGATGAATGTGTTTCATGTTCGAAGCGGGAGTATTTTAGTGTTTTGATGTTGTAGTAAAATGTGTTCTGCCAGCCGATGAAGTCCAGGCCATCGAGTAAGGGTAAAAGGTTTTGGATGTAGTCGGCCGGGTAGTAGTCGTCGTTTTCGATGATGAAGGCCCAATCTATTTCAGAATCCACAACTGTCATTATAAAGCGCCTATCAGCGGCACCTGGATCTAATGTTTTCCATGTTTTCTTACTCCTCTCAACGCCATACTTAATCCTTGGGACAATGTCACATTTATCATTTACCGGATCGCCGTTTGCCAATAGCCTATTTTGTAATCCAGTCATCCTATCCAGTTGATGGTTGCAGAAGTCAAGCAACTGAGGCCTATCCCCTCTGTCCGGTGTTATGGTGCAGTACTTCATAGCTCTGCCTTCGCTTCAATTCTAAAACCACATTTATCACAAAGAAGAATTATCTTGCCCCCCTCTACAAAAGCCTTACCCTTATGCCGGTCATCTATGCATGGGAATGCATCTCGATAAACCCCAGAAACATCAACTTCGTACTCTTTAGGATCGTCATTTGATTCAACGAATTCCTTGAAGTCATCAAAGTAGCAATCAACCGACACCTGTTCCGTCATCCCAACATTATTTTCGTGGGCTATCTCCTTCCTGTACCATTTAAGGAAATCCTTAGCAATGACCTCAGCAAATAATTCAGCCTCCTCTTTCTTATAGTATTCAAAGTAGTAATCACCATTGCCGGTGAACTCATTAGGACCGCCAGTGACATGCTCTATTGTCTTCATGATGCATACCGTTTTTTGCCACACGAACAAACCCAAAGAAGGCCCTTTCCGAAGATCAATTCCATTTTCTTAAATGAGCAGATGTGTTTCATGTATCTCTTCAAATTCAATTTCCTGTGAACGCTTTATAGCCCATTGAAATAACTCTTTTAGACCTGCCTGAGTATCCACCGCATTCCTCATATGAATCATATCACCCACAATAAATTCACTGAGATTTATTTTGTATTTTGATTTGGTATCCATTCGGCATATCCAAAGACAGTCTTCCACAGCATTTTCATGAATGAAATAATTGCTCATGCGATCTGTTTTTCAACCGTTAAAAACTCCTCCAATAAAGAACCTGGCGCGCCGAGAGTAACCTTCACTCCAACTCCTCGAAGCGCTTCAATGAAATGCTTATAAGTCCTCAGCTCGATCCTGGTCCGGTCCGCCGTCTCGTTATAGAGATGATGATTTTTAAAATCGCAGCCGTAAAGCACAATTTTAGACGCTCCTAAATTATAAGCTAGAGACATCGCAATAAAAGGCGACGTGTCCGCGTGCTGAAGCCGGTCATGTTCCTTTCGTAAGATCCCATCCCACGACCGTAGTTTCACTTGGATGAAATTAGGGAATATATGCCGCCATGAGTTATTGTCAGTGTAGAATTTTGTTGGGTTGTGCTGCTTTATTATATCAACTCGGTGTTCTGGAAATTTGCTGAAGTGATTCGCGATTAGCAGAATGGGGGTTCGCTTCCCGAATTTGAAGCAGTCGTTCACGCCTATGGCCAGGCCTTGACCGTTCCAGGCTGAACCAGATTCACCGAGAGCTACGATTGAGTAGGTCATTTCTTCAATGATTCGTTAAAAAGGTGAGCCGAAATAAGCGTCTCCAGGTAATTGTTAACCGATCTGTTCTGATCGGCGGCAGCCTGAGCGATCTTTTCCCAAAGATAAGGCTCTTTGAAATATACCGATCTGGTGTGTTTTGGTTTTGCCATGCACGAATGTAGTGCAAAATATAACTTATTTCCTAAGCTTCGCGGCGATATTTTTACTCCTGATCGTGGTAGCGCTCCGGATGTTTTATGAAATCGGGATAGAAGGCATGATAGAGATACCTAAAATTGTCAAAAAAGTGCCTTCCTTCGTCTTTGGTCTTGACTAACTGGCCAAATTCATCCACCTGGGCATAGATGCAGTCTCGTATTGTTTTCTCGCAGTTCTCAGTGATCTGCAGGTCGGCGTGCTGCAGCACCGAGTTTCCAAGTACGCGTGAATCCTTGTGTGAGGGATTGACCGTCGGCACCAGTAGATCCCTGTCGCCCAATTTAAAGGCGTCTTTAATAACGCGGTAATGGTTCAGATTGCCCATTGTGACCGACGTTCTATTACGGCCAGTGGCGTCTCCCGTAACCTCGATGTTCAGGTACCATTTGTTTAAGTCAACCTTCAATAGATCGCACATTTCCTCTGTGGACCCTGTTTCAATCTCAAATTCCTTGAAAATACGGCCAGTCATTAAATTGATTTTTTGACCAACCAGAGAGGTCATTGGCTCCACATTGAAATCGAAGCTAATGGTCAGCGGAAGGTGGATATTTGGCGTGTACTCCGGGATTTGATGCTTTGGTTTGTTGAATTTGTATAGGAATTGCCGCTCGACTTTGAAAGCCTCCCAGTCACCTTCTATTTGCTGCTGACGGGTTATGTCATCCAAATGGGCGGTGACATTGTGCATGTACCGTTCGTCGTTCGCTAATGTTGGATTGTCGTAAATCCTAGCCGGTAGATAGAACCAGTCATCGGGGAGCTGATTTTTTGACCAGGGATCATAGACACGTTTTTTAGGCCATAATAATGTAGGATTTACGTTAGCAATGATAAGTGGCGGGGGCATTTTGTTGATCTTATGCCGACCAGCCCGGATAAAGCAAACACTCAAAAGGCCTTCCTGCAGTTCTTCGATCTGTTCGAGTAAAAATCCATTCACCTCCAACCCGCGAAACCGGTGAAATTCCTTATCCTGTTCGAAGTTTTCAGCCATGAAAAGGATCTGACTGCCGTTTGTGAACGTGTAAATCTGATCGTTTTGGTTGTAATTGGCTATGAAATTGGTGGGGACAACCTTTTTGAAAGACTCAAGGGTAGTTCGTTTTAACGTTGGCACCGAATCCCGAATAACACACCACTTTGATCCTGGATAGGCTTTACAAAGTAATATCAAGGCACTAAGACAAACGTATGTCTTCCCGCCGCCCATACTTCCGCCGTAGCATAAAAATGAATATTTGCCTGAAAAAACGGCGTTTATGAATTCCTCCTGCTTGCCGAATGGCTCAAAAATGACCGATGATGGTCTGTCCATCAGAATTCAATTTCCTGGCCGCCTATCTTAAATACTTGCTTTTCTGGGAGTGAGTGCTGAAGCTCTTTCTTGTCTGACAATCCCAAATCTCTAGCGATAATGTTGGGATTTAAGAAGCCTGCAGCGGCACCGGTGAACTTTTGAGTATAGATGATTTGCTCTATACGCGTAATGACTTGTTGAAAATCTTTATATTCTTCCTTCTTCTTATAGTCCCTAAGTGACTCAATATCAACGAATAACTCTAGTCCTGACCAAGTAAAGGCACGCATTTTAGGAAGTTCTACACGGGTGGCGTCTTTGCCTTTGAAATCAACCTCTATTAATGGATTTTTCTCGCACCAGTCGAAATACTCACAAGCAGCCTCCCAAAGTGTTTCCGGGTCTTGAAATATCTTATCTCTCCCGTGCTTACTACGAAGTTTCCAAAATTGATTCCCTGCAGGTGCGGCCATACTTTAAAACTACGTCTTTAGTTGATTATTCGCAAATCACACTCTGTAATCATCACTTGGGTCATGCTCTTCCGAGGCCAACCCGATTAAAATAGAACCTTTTTCAAGATTAAACGCATGATAGATGCCACGCGGAACATCGATGAAACAAGGCGCTTTAATTGAGTATTCAGATCCGCCCAATATTGCGTTTCCGGAACCTTTGGAGAGGAAGAAAGATTCGTCTTTCAATTTATGGTAGTGATGACCTATGACGCAATCCTCTGTAATTTCGAGGTATTTGCATACTTTCCAGTTTCCGCCCAGGCCGAACTCGGTGAGCGCCCGGCGGGAATCTATGCTAATTGGTTCTAACTTTGAAACCATACTTCTCAAGCTCATGATTCATCATTATTTTAACAAGTTCCTTGAATTTTACTTTAGGCTCGAAGCCCAGTATATGCTTTGATTTTGAGGCGTCTCCGATCAAAAGGTCCACTTCTGCGGGCCTGGTAAGGGATTTGTCGTAATCTACGTAGTCTTCCCAGTTGTCTATTCCAGCGTATTTAAAGGCTAATTTAACGAATTCTTTGACAGAGTGGGTTTCACCGGTGGCTATTACGAAGTCATCCGGGTTTGGATGTTGCATGATGTTCCAGATCCATTCTACATATTCCTTTGCATATCCGAAATCACGTTTGGCGTCCAGATTTCCCAGAATGATCTTTTCACGCTTTCCTGCGATGATTTCAGCTACTCCGATGCATACTTTTCGGCTTAGGAATTCCTCGCCTCGCCTTTCTGATTCGTGGTTGAACAGGATGCCGCAGTATATTTTCATGCCGTATGACTCCCGGTAGGTTCGCGCCATGTAGTAAGCGGCAGCCTTTGACACTCCGTAAGGAGACCGGGGATAGAAACATGTATTTTCAGTTTGGGGCACTTCCATGACCTTTCCGAACATCTCCGAGCTACAGGCCTGGTATATCTTGCAGTCCAATTTAAGCCCCCTGACAGACTCTATGATGCGCAGAAGGCCCATGCAGTTTACATCCATGGTCATGCTCGGGACGTCGTAGGACCACCTTACTTGGCTCATGCCAGCGAGATTATAGATCTCATTGGGAGTCACCTTTTCTATGGTGTTTTGGATCGATCCGGCATCGGTCATATCTCCAGGGTGCAGGGTGATTTTGTCCTTTAGATGGCGGATATTGTCCATTAAGGGCTGGGATGTGCGGCGGATTAGTCCGTGAACTTCGTATCCCTTTTCAAGTAATAGTTCGATTAAATAGCTTCCGTCTTGACCATTCGGACCTGTTATTAGGGCTTTCTTCATGCTTTATGTTCGTGATTGTTTAAAATTCGGTATGCATGAGCGAGTAAGCTATTCATCTGCCTTATATCCTCGTTCCTGGCTTCCTGTTTCAATTTGCGGTATTTGTATGAGCTGGCCCGGATTAACCGATAGCAAAATATGCCGCAGCATAGACCGTAAATGGTGAATATGCCTCCAATGAAATATGCCAGCTCATTTTTCATAATAATCGGATTGGGTTAGCATCGATGTAAATACCCTCTTCAGGCTCAGGCGGGACGTATGGAGGCACTTTAAGCTTGATTCCGATGTCTATTATCCTTTCCCTTTCGCGCCTTGACCTGGGGCTTATTTTGCCTTCTATGAGCCATATTTCAAAAGCGATGCGTTCGGTAGACCATTCGGAAACCATCTTTTCGAATTCTGTTGGTTGCTTCTTCATTTCTATTGGCCGGAGTCTCATTGGAATACCATTGAATTTGAAACCGGGGAACCAAGTGTATGCGAAGCATTTACAGCCGTCAAAGTAACAACCACGTTTGCTCCACCTGATCCACTGCCAACTTTTGAAACCCTCAAAAAGTCATTTGTGGCACCTGAAGTGCAATCACTGGCAAATAATGTCCTGGTCGTGAATTGGTTTGTAGCCAATACCTGATTTTGGTTTGTTATTGTGCCAAAGACGCTTATTGTCTGAGGGCCCAGGTTCTTTACCTTAATGGTGTACTGAAGAGCTGCATGGCTTGCGGTTATGACTGCGGGTGTTATGTTATAAGTGATGTGAGTTCCGAATGGAATAATCCCTCCGGGAGCATTGTGGAGAAGAGACCAGGCATCAAAAAAGCAGGTCACGCGCTCTTCGATTGGTTGTTTTACGGGTTCGGGGTCTGATCCGGCGCATGACAGAAGGCCGAAAAGTAGGATGTAGGATAGTTTTTTCATCTTGATAGTAGTCTATAGAAAGACCAGTGAATAGTAGCGTAAATGAACCAAATTAAGCCTGCAAACCACCAATTCGCGCCGATAGCTAGGGTAATGGAAAGGCTCATTAAAAGCCTCATGAGGGCCTGGGAAGCGTGATATGCGTCGGTATATGCCACAAAAATGGTTGTTGATCCCCAGAAGGCAGGAATTTTTTGATTCCCTATATTATAGTTCTTGTATTTCCGATTGTGTTGCTCGAGCCCAAAAAAGCTATTTAGCCCTTTACTGAACCATCGCAACTTACCATGATCTTTAGCATGCATATAGCTGGCCGGTATAGCGCTAAGCCCCAACAAAAGTATCGATGGCCAGAAGTCAATGAGTGTTTGGAGGAGGTGTTTCATCTTTTCACAATTTCAAATACGTCATCAATCACTCCAGTAATCCAATAGACAACCAAAAATATTACGATGAAAACGATGATTCTTCTCATAACGTCACCGCCCCCATCAGTTTACTCCAAACCCATTTTAAGGCAGGCCAAAGCATGTTTTGAATGACGAATGAGGCGAGCACGGCGCAGAAAATCCAGATGGAGATCTTGCCAATAAAGCTGCAGCACGCATAGTAATCTTGCTCACAGTGTCGCATGGAGCCGTCCAGTAGGGCTATTCCAAAAAATATTACCGCTATGACGATACGGGGAATGGGGTGGAGTAGGGCTTTCATAGTTCTCTATCATCAATAGTTATTACCGGAGATTCAGCTTCGGAAGAAGGCCCCATCTTGGCAAGCAGATTTTTGATAACCTGGATCGTGTTTTGATCAGCCTTAATCAGCGCTCGTTCTGCGGCTATCGATAGCTTATGATCGGCAATGCGCTTTTCCCTTTGTTGTACTACTGCTTCAAGGTCTTCCTTTTGTTGGTCGAGATCGTGTATCATATTTTTAGTTTTTCGTGTCGTTTAAAATCTCCCCGATGACCGTTGCCAAAGATGTTAACCGATTAGTTTCGGCCTCGGGGAGAGTGCTGACAGGAAAGGATTTGAACCTCTATCCTCGGGAGCGACCCTCGTATTTTATCCAGTTAAACTACCTGTCAATTAAGCCGAGCACCACATTCAAGATGCCCGGCTGAGATACCCGTTGATGTGTTTTCATAATAGCAATGACGGTTCTCAATCGTCACGCATACCGCTGGCTTACGCGGATTCACTCACTGAGGGGGTAAGTCTCGCTGCGTCTTTAATCTCTTTTTACCTTTAACCATTATCTCCGGCGTCTCCGGAAAGTCATTTAAAAAATGGGCCGCAGACTCACCACTGCTTATTGCACCTATATCGTGAACCCATTTAGAAACCTCGGACATGCCGTAGGTCTCATATCTTCTTTGAAGCCCTGAGCTTCCTTACTTCCTCTTTGTAGTGATCTATTTTCTCCTGGAGTTCAAAGGCCGTGAATTTAGTAAGCGCGCGACGTCTATCCAATAATGCATGAAATGCCTCTGGGCCATACTTTAAAATCATTTTATGGCCGTATACCGGCAAATGATCTGTATCATGCCGATTGCTCGTAGATGTGCACGCATGTACGTTCATTTCATCCCAGCGAGTAGACATGTGTTGCCGGTTGCAAAAATGAGCCGCATCGCAACCATCATTCCAAAATACCTTCTCACCTGTCACAAAGCATATTACCGTGCCGTCATGGTCAGCGTCCCGAACGCGAATAAATTCTGAGAAAACCGTATCCAACTCCTTAATAAGTTGCGACGTTGTTTTGCTCTTGGATGGGCGCGTCTTAATCATACCAATTCTTTTGCTATTTGTTCGTAATACTCGCTACTCCTTCGAATGTTGAGCAACCGAGTGCGTCCAATAGTATTGAGGGGCGCAACCCCTTCCGGGAATTTATCCCTGTAAAACCAAGAATAAACCGTGTGTCGGCTGATCTTAGTGATGCGTTCAAAATCGGTTACTGTTACTGTCATAGTGTTTAAAAATTGAGGACTACTTACTGCCTGTCACCCCCGTGATTATCGCTTGTAGTGGCTGCGGTTCGTCTCAAACCCTATGCCTATTATTGTGTCCAGACTCTTTTTACTCTGCGTATTAAATCGGACAGGCTACGGTCGCTATGAGTTTCGCCCTCAATTGTGGATTCAAACAACGGAATAAAAATTGAAACCACCAAATAAAAGTTTGCAAATATTTATTTTTAATCTTTTTTCAAACAAAAGTTTGCATTTCAATTTCGGCTGTATTATGTTTGTTCAACATTTAACGGAAACAAAATATGAAACCCAAAAGATTCCACCCGATTCACCTGGCCATCGCAGCGCCGGCCTTAGTAGTTATCCTGTTCGTCATTATCAGTCAATCAAACTAACTAGTTATGGAGCCAGTCATTAACATCAATGAGTACCTGGAAGACTTCGACTACGGCGAAGGTCATCCCGAAAGACTTATCCGTCTCATGCAAGCCGTGCGCGACTACAACGAAGAGAACGACCGAAGCTACCCGGCTAAGGTAACCGCAGAATCTTACATCCAATGGTCAAAGTTTCATCTCAAAGATGGCGGCGACGATCGGGCATGGTCCGGGGGCTTCGCAGATAATCATTGAAATCCACTCTTAATAAACTAAAATATCATGAAAAGATATATGCCAACTTGTCCACGATGTGGCCGCGAAATGACTGGTGGCGCGCCCCATGGTCCGTGGGCCGTACAGTATGAATGTCATGGTTGTGGTTACATTTTAATCCCTTAGCCATGCCTGACGTATACGACATCGACCCGCGCCACCCGAAGTTCGAAACTTCTAGGGAGCCAGAGCAAAAACTGTTTTCATTCCGACAAGAGTTTGAAGACAACAATAGAATGTACCACTATTTTATCAAAGGGTTTTATCACGACACCGAGAACGGCGGCATCTCAATAGTGGACTATACTTTGTTGATTGAGCCTTCACCCAGAATTTCCGCGGAAACTTTGTACTGGATATTAGCTCCGGAAATTCAGCGATACCTCAAGATCACCGGACACGTGCACTTCGAATCTAAACTGGAACTGTGATGGAAAACCTTACGCTCGAAGAACTTGAAACATTGGAAGATTGGTACTACTGGATGAAATGTCACAAATCAAAACCAAGCCCAAAGGATAAGGAGCTTTATTCAAAAATCAAGCAAGCTATCAACGACAAAGAATTCGAGGAGAAAAAATTAAACTTCTAAACCGATAAACGGATATGAAAAAGGGAACAGTAAAAAAGATCACAAAATTCGACAAGAGGGATAGCTATGGAAATTTCTCTTTCTCGATTGAATTTGAGAATGGGGACAAGGGCTATTACACTTCAAAGTACGAAGATCAGACAAAATTTATAGTTGGCAAAGAGTCTGAATACGTCATTGAAGAAAAGGAAGGCAAGAACGGAAAGTACTTTAAGGTGACACTGCCCGAAAGTGACAAGCCAAAGTTTAGCGGCGGGGGCAAACCTCAAATTGATCCGAAAGTACAAATGATCTCCTTTGCCATGAGCTACACCAAAGACTTAGTTGTAGGCGGTAAATTACCACTTTCAGACATCGGCAAAGAGTTCGAAAATATCTACAGTTTAATGATCAAAAAGCTATGAACGAAATGCCATCAACGGCGATGGGGGTTGTCAGGCAATTCCCGTCGACCCAAACCCAAATAGACGTCTTTTCAGACAATATCATCGCCTCTGTTAAGAACGGGGAGTATAGCCCATTAGAAACATTGGTACTTTTAAAAGCCCTGGAAAAGGCCACGGATAGAATCCTGAAAGAGATCAAGGAAAACGTTGTCACGGCAGCCGAAAAATACCCAGAAAGATCTTTTGAATTCGCGGGAGCCCAGCTGGAGAAGTCAGAGGTGGGCGTCAAATACGATTACAGCGTTTGTGGAGACACTATTTACGAACAAAGGCAATCTAACCTTGACGCCGCCAAGACTCTCCTGGACGAACGCACGGCTTTCCTGCGGGCATTAAAGGAGCCTATGACAATCGTTGATGAGTCGACTGGCGAAGTAGTGACCATAAAGCCGCCCATGAAAACTAGCACCACATCCGTAAAAGTAACCATTCGATGAACGGCCTACTATTATCTGTACAGGTGGAGAGCGTATCCACAAGAAAAGACCGAACACTGAAAATCATTCTCGGGACTCAGGAGCTATCCCCATCAAAAGCCGGTGAACTCATGGGTTTAATGAACAAGATTGCGGTAACGTACATCTCCATGAAGGACATCAACCAAAGCGAAATTGACCAGGTGGATAAGTTGGACCCTGAATTCGGCGGAAAGACGCAAAGCCAGCGCATGCGGAACGTTCTTTACAAGACCTTCGAACACAATTCAGAGGGGTTCAAAGACTTCAATTCTTACTATCAGGCTAAGACAGAGCAAATAATCGATCACCTTAAAACCAAGCTACCAGCATGAAAACAGACTCGCAGAACCTAGCCATTCTAAACCACCTGCTGACCTCAGCGACGATCACAAGTATGGAGGCTTTCAGTTGCTACGGCTGCACCCGCCTGGCCGCACGTATCGCGGACATTAAAGCGAAGGGGTTTAATATCAAGACAGAGCTTATACCACATAAAAACTCGCGTTATGCGCGGTACTCAATCATATGAAAGCTGAGCACATCTACATCAACGCCCAAGGAGTGCCATGTGCACCGACGAAGGAAATACCTGAACCTTATGCTTCTTCAGGAATTTGGTCAGCTAAGAATATTCCAATTGGGGTCATTGAATCCTGTATTCCGATACAAGAAAGCGATAGGATGTTTTTCTATAAGCAAGTATGGAGCGGTGATGATCGAAGGATTGATGACAATGCTTTCTATCCCGTCGAACCTTACGAGTTTGAGGTGGAGGAAGAAGATTTTGATATTGAGACCTACAAAGTAGCTCGCATCATCCGCCCCTCGGAGCCTAAACTTGTGAACCCAAAAGAACTTTGCCAGATGACCAACGATGAATTAATGAAGTTCAACGAAGCCTCGGAGCCTAAAGCCGGTCCTTCGAAAGAACTGTACAGCATAGCCCCTTTGGAGTGGATCTCCATAGATGAAGGTATGTGGGAGGCAAATGTGATGGATCTACACTATGAGGTATGGTCTAATCGTGGCGGTTGCTGGGTCACACTTTCTTCACCGAGAAGCAAAAAATGCAAAGACATAGAAGATGGCAAACAACAAGCATTTGAACATTGCAGGGGGATATTAACAAACTATTTAATTAAGGAATAATGATGTCCAGCAAAGCGGAGTGATGTCGAGTCGCGTGCCGTGAAGCGTAGCAAAGGCCTTTCGGTGTGGGGTTAACCGTAAATTTAAACCTATGAAAAAACTAACACTCTGGCTTCACAACATCGAATACGAGATTAAATTCTCCCTGGCTCTGTGCTTCATCATAGGCATGTGCGTGGCGATGGGCATAGTTATCGGGTCCGTTTTCTTGACAGGGATATGGATCGAATAAGCCATATAGAACGCCGCATTCTCTTTTTCGTGAAGCTTATCGCGGTCACCTGGGCATCTTATAGAATTTTTATTTTCTTTAACTCATGAAACCAAGATTCACGCTTTACTATAGCCAAACCAAAAAGGACACATGGGTATGCGTGCCATATGGTTTGGAACCAGTGTTTTGTTTGTGGACTTATATACCCTTTATAAAATGAAAAAGCTACATCGAATTGAATCACGCGAAATGTACCCAGTTCCGGATCGAATTCATTTTACAATCAAACTTTCAAAGGGTTGCGAAATGAAAATGTTCCGGCACGGAAGGCCTCTAAAGGATGAAGAGCTAGGTGATGTTGTCTGTTCATTGGTTTACGCACTAAATGCTGCAGAGGATCAAATTGAAAAATTACTCAAAATCGTTCATGAGGCGAAATTAAACAAAGAATACTTCGATGAGTATTTTGAAGACTATCCAGAAGATGAGGACTTCAAAAGCAAATATAAAATCGAGAACATAAAGGACGCCCTTTTTCACGCTATGATGAAGAATGATGAAAAGATGATCAGTAAGCGACTTAATGAATTGAACATTGTAACCGAAAAAGTGAAGTTATGAGCACCTCCCTAATGAAGCGCAAGAGAATATCACATCACCCTGTAGGTCAGGCCGAAGGGTACGCCGCGAGGAACTACAATTTCGTTTTCAGCGATGACATCACATCATGGATCTGTGGTGTGGGCCTTAGTGAAACAGTGAAGAAAAGAAAAAAACGATATGAAAAAGAAACAGCAGATCCGGCGTGACAAACCCCGAAAGCGCGAATGCCTCCCGCAATACATCGTGAATCACCGCCATAGACGGGCCTCCTGGCTTGATGTGAGCAGAGTTATCACAGAGATCAAGCAAAGAGTGCTTTCAGAAAAAGACCCGTTAAAACGCCAGGTATGGGCCGAGGTTGGGGTACAGCTTAACGGCATGTTCCTGAGAATAGAAAGTTATCAACATTTCAACGTTTAATTCACAAAGCTATGGAGTATGTAGGTAAATTGTATGGAAGAATAGGACCTGATCATTACTTTGAAACCGGCAAAACAAGCGAAGATTGGGATAATCTTGAGCGCGAGCGAGATGAACTGAAGGCCGAAGTGCAGGAGCTTTCAAATGCACTGGGTCTTCGAAATAGAAGTAACCCGGATTTAACAATCGACGAAGAGAAAGGATAACTGAACCGGAATTGGTATGAGAGAATTGAAATTTAGAGTATGGCATCCGATGTTTGGAATGCACGATCCGTGGACTTTAAAGGAACGAACTGAATTCACGTCAAAGCCCGGAGAAAGAACCATTGAAGTCCACTGGGATGAAGGGGTTATTTTCATGCAGTTCACAGGTCTGAAAGACAAGAACGGTAAGGAAATTTACGAAAGTGATATTGTTCGGATACTATATACCGACTGGCCTTCGCAACCACCAAAGGAAGATGGCACCTATGAATTTAGCCTTGAGTACTACAAGAAAAGTATTTCGAACATCGGAACGGTAGTATGGGACAGTGACAACGCTTCATTTTCCGTTATGCTTTACTCAAAGAAATACGGCGATTATCAAAACTCGAGAATCATTCCTGGAGATCACGGTGAAATAGAGGTAATTGGCGATTTTTACAATAACCCTGAACTCCTATAAAAATAAAACTCCCCTCTTTGTTGGAGGTTTGAGGGGGAAAATGTAATTTCGCGCTGTATCGGAATTGATAGGGCATTATCTGTTCCGGTACCACAAGAACCAGTTTTGAAGGATGCCCCCGGATAGACTGGTTTTTTGCATTCTACGCCAGCCCCAAACAATGCTGAAGCCGATCCAAGGCGAGTGAAGAGAATGTAAGTCCCTCGGTAATCATAGTTTGCCCCGCCGAGATGTTGACTATTCCAACCTGTTAAAATGACGCAGACGGGCTTTAAGCTTGCTACCCGGCGTCAGCCAAAGCGTATACTATACGATCCTTATTCGATGCAAATGGTCAGGAATGAGTTTGTTTCCTTGAGGGGAGGGGCAAACTTGCTTTCCTGTACCATGCATACCTACCGCTGTCCTTTTCTCTGCAAATCACTAAAATATATTTTGATATTTTGTAACAAGTAATCAAAATATTTGTATATTTACATCATGAACACGGTCAAAAGAATAAAAGAGATACTTAAAAGAGACACAGGATTCTCTGTTAGAGTAGGTCATGAAAAGGCGCTTGATCCGGGTACGTATGAACGGATAGATTATATTACTTTTTCCTGTCCTTTTAAAAAGGAATTTGATTTTCAATATTCAAGGGATTTTATCAAAAATAATGGCGCTCATTATTGTGCAAATCAAAACAAATTTTATATACCAGCTAAAGATTTGATAGAATGAAAAATACTTTAAACTTCGGTACACTGGTTGATCCGGATAAATATTATCCTGTTACATACTCTTTTAATCAGGATGGAAAAAAGATTTTTAAAAAGGGAAAACTTAAAGGATGTGATCTTACCGAAAATCAAGTAAAAGAGATACTGAGAAATCCAAGGGCCAAAATAATAATATCACATGGAGGCACAAGATCAGGTTCAGGCCGCCCAAAATTGAAGTCATCAGAAAAAAAGGAGCCAACAAAAGTAATGCGCATACCTGATTCAAAAGTTGATGAGGTAAAAAAAATCATCAAAAAGTCATGATCACCGACCTACCCGAATTCCTCGAAAAGCTCCGCGACAACCCACTTTGGTGGACCCGCATGCTGGAGATGTACCCAACCAGGGATCACCTTTTGATTACCAAGGAAGTGCACCTTTACTTACTGGCCAGCCCGGAGCGCCTTAAAACTGAAAACTTTGCCGATTTCCGGAGACTTTACCAAGGATGGTGTGAGAAACACAAGAGCGAAATAAAAGTGCCTGTAAAGGCCGTGGAATTGAAACAGGAGCCTGTTAAACAGATTGACCCGAAAGACATCCCGATCCCCAGGGGAACACCGGAATACAAGGCCAGGGCTCAGGAAGTACTCGACGCGATCAAAGGAGTTGGCAAACCCATCGCTCCAATGACCGAAGAAGAGAAACAGCAGAACGGGCAAGTGCGCGCCAAGGCCCACAAGTTCACACAGTCACCAATTGAAAAGCTGGCGGCGCTCAATGAACACCAACGAATCCTCAGGGAATCACGCCGAAGATTCTTTTTAGACGCCTTCCCCGATGCCCAGGAGGACGAGATAACCGCCTACTTAGACAGCTTTCCGATATGAAAAAAATGAACGACTATGAAACAGCACATGCCGACGGAGTAAAGGCTGAATACGAACGACGAATGGCTGACATTAGAAATTTGCAAATGCTGCTGGAGCAAGAAAAAAGAAATAGCGAACGCCTTTCATCATGGCTTAATCAGTATCGAGAAGGTCTCAAAAAGACAAACGTATTCCATCAGAACCAAGGAATTATCAACGAGATAAATAAATTGATCGGATCATGACAATATTTCTTCCAATTCAACGAGATCAGCATCCAGGTTATACCCGAGAAAGATTTGTGCTTCATTTTCAAATGTGGGCATCCAATATGGGCAGGTAACAAAGATCAGCTTATTGACATTTTTGAAAAGTATTTGATGCGTAGTAACGAAAAACAAAAATATGAAACTGATAACCAACAAGTACAAACCAGTTAAGCCTGAGCCTCCAGCTTGGCCAAAAAAGGTAAAATGCGATATGTGCAAATCGGTGCTTGAAATACTGAAGGATGATACAGAGCAGACGATTTCAGAAACTGATGGCGGCGCGTCATATTGGATAAATTGCCCGGCATGCTCGAAGTATACTACGTACACTGAATTAAAACGATGAAACCCAAACTTGAATTGGATCAGGCTAAAGGGATGACATGGGAAGAGATATTCCAATGCTATTTTGGCCCTGAAACCAAACGCAGAGTTTGACTACTTTCTTTGGGAAATGACCTGTTACCGCTTCGACACTGAAAAGACACTCGACCAGATTTACGAATACTACATTAAAACTATAAAAGCATGAAAAACTGGGATAACATCCGATCAATCCAAAGTTCCGATGAAAACGTAATGAAATTCGTTTTCGAAAGAACTGATGCCGTTGCAGAAGCGGTGCTTTACAAATACCCAACTTATGAGGAGCGAACCGTTATCTGCTGTTCGACCCAGAGCGGGTGCCCCGTAGGCTGCCGATTCTGTGGTGCCGGTGATTACTTCGTCAGGTCCCTCAAGTCCGATGAAATTGTCTCCCAGGTAACGCACGTCCTGGAAGCGAAGCATATCGACGCATCCAAGATAAAGCGTTTTCAAATCATGGTGATGTCAATGGGTGAACCGTTGTTGAACTTCAAGGAGCTTGAAAAGGCGTTCGATATCCTTTACGAACGCTATCCACAGGCCCGGCTTTTGATCAGCTCCATAGGCCCTAGAATAGACTATGAACCCGTGATGGCGATGGCCGAACGTATTCCCACAGTAGGGCTTCAATTCTCAGTTCACGAAAGCACCAACGCTGCACGCAACGAACTGATCCCATTCGAGAAGAAATTGACGCTCGTAGAGCTTTCCGTTGTTGGCCAGGTGTTCCTCGCGCGTACGGGCAGAAAGCCATTCTTCAACTATTGCGCCCACGATAAAAACTCCTCCGACCTAGACGCCGACACAATTCGCAAGATTTTCAAACCGGAGGTTTTCGAGGCGACGATTTCGGTAGTCTGCGAAAGGGACGAAAGCATCGCAGCGGCCAACGCCCGGCAGCGTGAACTCGCCTCTTCCTTCATGCAAAAGCTGTCAGATCGTGGTTTCTCTACCCGAATGTTCGACCCGGCCGGACAGGATGACATTGGGGGCGGATGTGGACAACTTTGGTTTGTGCAGGATTGGATGCGGAATAACACCCACATGGCAAAGAAAAGCGTCGGTTTCGGAATGGATGTAGTTCACGCCCCTGCCCTATGAAGCCCGCCTACGCTATTATCGCCATACTGCTGGTAACCGCCTGCGGCCCTGCTTCCAAACTACGCCGCGCAAAGCGCCTGATAGCTTCTGCGGAGACTTCGGGGGCAACCGTGGTTACTGACACGGTTTTTAAAGAAGTGCCAGTATACGTCAAAGAAATACGAATAGACACCATAGTCCAAAGGGTGGACTTTAGGGATACCATAACCGTCACGAAAGATCGTGTTGTAACACGAATCAAGATCGATCCGGTTGAAAAGACGGTTTACGTTAAAACTGTGTGCCCGCCGGATACGCTTCGGATAAAAGTTCCGGTAGTGGTCACAAAGAAGATCAGCGCGGGTTATACCGGATGGGGTCTTGTCTGGAGAACCGGTGTTGGGTTTCTGCTGGGGCTGATTGTTGGGACCTTCTTTGGCCGCTTCCTTTTGAATTTAATCAAGTTTTAATAGGTGAAGAGCTATGACATACAAAGGACAAAGTTTTAAATGTAAATGATCGTCGAGTATGGAAAGACGATTTCAGGATCAAAGGATCATTCGAGATAACGTCAATCCAATGGTCTATACAAAATCGAGATGTGAACAGGGTAAACTATCGATACCTGCAAAAACCAGCAAATGGATACGCGAAGATTCAAACAGTACTCGAAAACTCAGTTCCGTTATGACCAAATATTTTAAAAGAGGCCTGAGAGAGTACTTCATGATCGGCCCGGGAAAGGGGATGAAGATCGTCAACAAGGAATTCGTGAGCTACATTACTATCGCGCACGATAAAAGCCCCGGCATTGTCATTTTCCTAATGGGTGACATGGAGGGTGCAATTGAAATTCCAAGGGAAGAATTCGCTAAAGAATTTGGGATCGCGTCAAAACTTATCGTGCTGGATTAAAACATTTCCTGTTTGTGGTTTGTTATTTCTTCATAACTTCGCAACATGGCACTATTCCCTGACATCCACATTCACGTACACAGCGCTGACGGGAAAGAGATTTTACATGAGATTCACCAACTAAAAAACCTTATCATGTAAAAAACCTTATCAT